TCACGCTGACACAGTGGCTTCATCGCGTAGTTTTTTCAGAATGCGCGCGATCTTGCTTTCCTCCTCAGGCGTCAAATCCAAGGTCTCGATAAACTCTTCCAGTTCGCTCAGTGATTCCATCCGCTCTTACCCCCGCTCTCTCTCAGCCTCACGACTGTGAAATACTGTATACCCATACAGTGATAGCGTAAATCTACCACTTTTCGCATGATCACGGGAGTCCTTTCTTCTCTCCTCCGAGCACTCAAATGTTTGGCGAGGAACGCATAGAGTTGATCAGCCTGGCGGCTACGACGCCAAAGCCGCACTTGGCATCAATGCTGAAGTGCTATGCAGAAATACAGGGGGTAAGGGTTGAGTAAAATGGGGCGGCGATCCGCCCCAGTGACTTTATCCCTTCAAAGTGATGCTGACCTGGCAGTCAGCATCACACCGACTTTTCAGTTGGCTGATGATGTTATCGATCTCCCGGCGAGATTCCGGGTCGAGATCCATCGGTTCAATGAGGGATTCAAGTTCGAGTACGAGTGCGAGAGTCAGGGGGTTCATTGCGAACTCCAGAGTGCAAAGTTGCGAGGGGTGACATCCCCACGCACGCCTTGCCCATTCCCCAGGCGATTACCTGATCAATGAGAGCGACGTATACTGAACATCCATACCTCCTTATGCACCTGACAGGCCAATGACGAGGCCATCACACCGGGGCATCATAAGCCCCTACCAGTTCGAGACGATCACGTTCAGCACCAGACCAAGCACCACCAGGGCAAACATGAAGGCCATGAAGCTCTCCAGGCTCGCCCTCGTGGATTGGCTAAAGCACCAGTAGCCGGCGGCGGCCGGGATCAGTCCAAGCACGAAGCTGACACTCATCAACTTCAGTGCCAGCACCATGCAGACAATAGCGCCAAGCAGCCACATATCGCGATCCTCCCTGATGAAGGCCTCAGAATACTCTGTTTTCCGTGGTCACGACAGGGCCGTTATTCCCAGTTCTGGCGATTCTTGTTGACCGCCTGGTACACCAGGTCATTGCGGCGAGACAGGAGCCCGTCGATGCGCCGGCGCTTCTCATCAGCGGACATGGTGCGGTCGCGCTGGATCAGCTCTATCTTGTTGCGCACCACCCTGACCTGCTGCTGGGTTTGGCTCAGGCTGCGGCGAGACTTCAGGATCCCGCCCTGTTCTTTCAGTAGTTCGTTCGCCTTATCGGTGAGCCCCTCACTGCGGTACTGGTCAACGGTGCGCTTGAGCTGGTTCACCTCGTTCAGCATCCGGTAGAACTCCTCCATGTGCTGAGTAGACTTCGCCGGCCCGCTGCCGCGGTAAACCGCCTTTACCAGCGGGATCTCATCGGCGCGCCAGCTGGCAGACTCCCCTGGCGAGTTGGCACGGATCAGGCCATCGGCCGCCGCCATCACGTAACTGCCTATGGTGCCCGTGTATCCGATCAGCAGGTGCTCCAGCTTCTTGGGCGACATCCCCAGGGTATCGCCAAGCTCACGCATCATCAGGCTGGTCTGCTCGTTGTAGCGCGCTTCCGCCTGCACTGCGAGGTCCTGCGCGTTCTCGATGGGGCCGCCACGGAAGGCATCGTAGTTGAAGTAGGACTCCACCAACGGCTTGACGATCTGAGGCGTGGGGTTGAGCGCGAACGTTTCACCGACCGCCCTGGCCACGGCCTTGCCGAGCTGGGCACCGGTATCCTTGCCCCCCATGGCACGCACCATGCGCTCGGGGATGGTGCCAAACAGCACGCCAATCTCGAACGGCTTGGGGATCCGGAAGTGCTGATCGCCGACAAAGAAGTGCCAGTTGGCATCCTTGTCCCAATCCGGCAGCTCTTCGTATCGCTCATCGTCCCAGTTGGCGGCCAGCAGAGCCAGGCTCGCAGCCGTGATCATGCCTGCACGTTTGGCGATGGCTCTCGGGTTGTCTCGCAGTTCGCGGGTCAGCTTGCCTAGACCTTGCACCCGGGCATTGAAGAACGGCAGCAGTTGGGTCATGACCTGCATGGTGCGTGAGGCACCAAGCATGGAGAAATCCATCAGGTCCTTCGACTCGAACGCCGCCTGGGCGTGGCTCTTACCAGCCTTGATGGCTGCGGCATAGACCGCCTCGCGGTTGGCATTCTCGAAAGCCTCGCCATAGCGGTTGTACTTCTCCCACACATTGGCAACCACGCCCTTTGCCTGAGCGGCGTTGCGGATAATGCTCTTTTCGTAGCGGGCGATTTGCTCGGGCGTCATCCCCTTGCGTCGCAGCGACTTACGCACGGTATCGGCCATCGCCTCTGGGTCATTGCCATTCACGTAGCCGCCCAGGAAGGAGGCGCCGCTGAACATCACATCCAGGGTGCTCCCTTCCATGGCCAGGGTCTTCTTCACTCCCTTGATGGAGTCGATCACCGGCTTGAAGCCGTCCTTGCTGATCGCCCAGCTCGAGAGCGAGTCGCGCAGGAAGTTGCGCAGCATGAACTCGGGGGAGGCAGTCACCCCGGCGGTGAGCAGGCGCTTGGCCTTGGCGGCCACATTGACCATGGCGCCGAACGGCTGGCGATCGAAGAAGGTCATGGCGCGATAGAGGTCTGGGTCATTCACCCGGATCATGTAGTCCTCGCCGTCCATCTTGATGGCGATCAGGTCCTTGCCGTTCTTGAGGGCGCGCCAGTCCATCATGTTGGGCTTCGCCACCACGTCGATGAGTCCGGTGTCCGCCAGGTTCCAGACGGTCTTCTGGGCCGCCATGTTCTTCATAGAGGCGTCGATCAGCTTGGAGGTGGAGGTGAAGATGTTCTCGAGCAGGTCGTTGGTGTTGGCCTCACCGCCCTTGAGCTTCTTGATGCCGGCGTTCTGATTCGCAATCCCCTTTGGCTTGAAGGGGGCGATCACATCGCCATCGTCGGATTCACGGAAGAAGGGGATGTACCACTCGCTCTCGAACTCGGCCCGCGCCTCCTGGGTAAAGAGTCCAGCCTCCTGCGCCAGATCCAGGGTGGCGGCGTTGAGCCGATTCCAGCGGGCCTTGGCCTCCATGAACTTGGCCTCCTTCCCCTTGCCAAGCCCCTTCAGGGCGGCAATGTCCTGCTCACTCAGCAGGTTCTCGCGGCCCTGCTCCATCAGGAGCTCGGCCCGGTGGCCAGCCATCCACCCCAGCCAGTTGTGCAGATCCTTTCCCAGATCGGAGAAGATACCCAGCAGCGCGTCCTTCTCGCCGGTACCGGCCTTGCGCTGGATCACCCCATCCCTCCACTCCGGCAGACCGTAAAGCATGGTCGCCTGCATGGTGGAGGCTGCCCCCGTCGCCATCCGGGCCGCCACATAGCCGGAGTCGGCGGCATCCGTTACACCAGCCTCGTCCTCGGCGTACTTGATGGGGGCCAGCGCATCCAGCACCTCGGTGTTGGCCTTCTTGACGAACCGATCCAGCCACGACTTCACCATGCCGCGCTCTACCTTGCGCAGCTTGTCCAGATTCACTTTGGTCTTGTCGATGATGTCGGGCTTGGCACCCAGGTTGAGTTTTTGCAGCGCCTCGTCGGCGGCATGGGACTGGCTGAACTTCAGACCATCAGGCGGGAGAGATCCATCGTCTCGAGTGCTTTCATGTTTTCCTCGTGACGGCGATGGTTGTCCTGTCGCAGCGATTCGATCTCGGATTTTGTCAGCATCCTTGGCACGAAGGAGGTATCGGCCTTCTGACTCGGTGAGGGAGTCGAAGCCGTAGCCGAATTGGTTTTGCCACCACGCCTCAAGGTCTGTGCCGTCATACTGGTCTCGCAGTTGCTCAATGGTTGAGCGGTCCATGGCAATTTTGGCTGAATACTGCTTGCCGGTCAACGCCGTGGCGCCGAGCACCTCTCCGCCCCGGTGTTCAATGTAACCCTTGAGGTTGGCCAACGTGCCGCCCTGGGTCAGGGTGTCGTCCATGATGAGGTAGGGCTTGTCGGTGCGAACCGGGCCATCGAAAGTGGGTTGATTCGCCAGGCGGCCAAATCCGTCCTGCGCGGTGCGCCCCACCTTGGCAGACTGCACAATGTCGAGATCGACATCAATGCCCAGCACCTTACCCAGCACGTCCGCCATGGCGCGGGGAATGGCATTGCGGCTCACTGCCTCCTCGGCATGTACGCCGAGGGCGATGGCCTCCCTGTCGCCGATCAGGGCCTTGAGCTGCCGAATGGCATCAGGTGAAAGCACGTCATGGACCAGCCTACGCGCTGCTGCGTCATCGCCGCCCTTGGCAGCCGCATAGTCAGGGTGGCTAGTTGCATCGGCCAAGCGGCCATGCAGGATCACCTCGGGGAAGTCTTCTCCCCAGGGGGAACGCTCGGCACTGAACCACAGCCTCTCCCCTTCTGCTGCGCCCACCTCTGCATCTGCTTTTCGCAGTTTCTTGCCAAGCCCTTCAATCAGGGATCGCGTCTCCGCAGCGGTGATGCCATCCGGTACGAAACCAACGGCGCGCAGCGCACGGGTGACCCAAGACACGACACGATCCCAGCCGCGACCCCAAGCCCCTTGCTCCAGCTCGGCGAGGTGGGCCACCACCTCCTCAGCCTGGGTGCCGATATCCTCGTCGGCATAATGGGTGTTCACCCAGTCCCATACCACCTTCATGCTGGGGTCTTTCTGGGACTGGATAAGCCGGCTCATCAGCTTGGTGTATTCCCCGTCACCCAGCACGTTGGCCAAGCCGTAGTGGGCCAGCACTTCATGGCGCAGGATCTCGCGCATCCGCTTGGGATCGGCGATGGTATCGGCCGCTACATGCAGGGTGCCGGCATCATCATCGAACGCCGCACGCCGGATCAGACCGTCCTTGGCATCCAGCCCCAGCGCCTGTTCCAGCTCGGCCTGGGTGGCGTGGATCTGCACATCGATACCGCTCGCCCCGCGATACTGTTTGAACCACTCGCGGGCAACCAGCTCTGCCTCCTTGCGGGTCAGGTGTTTGGCCGGCTTGTCACCCTGGGCCATGGCTTTCTTGGAGAAGAGGATGACGCGATCCCCATCCTGCTTTGCATCAAGGGTATCGAAGAAATGATCGAAGCCGGCTCGAATGGCCGGCACTTCCCCTGCGGTCGGATAGGGGTAACTGTCATCCAGTTCCCAGCCCAGCTTGGAAGATGCCTCCCAGGTCGCCTCATCCACGATGTTGGCTAGGTAGTCGTTGCTGACTCCCTGATCCTGCAGCTTGGCGATAAGGTAGCTTTCGAACGACCGCGCACTCATCTCGGTGTTGGTGGTCCAGTATTGCTTGGTGCGCTTACTGTCGAGCTTGGAGGAACGCGCCTTGAGCGCGGTCTGCTTGATGGACCGCATCACCGCGCCGAACGCCTCCACCATCTCCCGGCGCACCTCACCACGGTGGGCAAAGTTGCTACCACGGGACGCCAGCTCCACATCCAGTGCCTCTGTCATGTTCTCCTTGCCGCTGCGTAGTTTGGCAAAGTAGTCATCGAGGGCATGCCACCACTCGTGGCCGAGCGAACCGGCGCCGTTAATCTTTGTTAGGTTGATTACCACCTTGCCCGGTTCGAAATGCGCCGCTGCAGGATTGACGCCGCCACTGCCACGAGCCCCGAAGGCCAGGCCCAACTTACCGTTGAGTGACAATGCCTTGGGGGGGATACCCAGCACGGCAGACATGTCCATCAGCGCGTCAAATGCATTATTCAGATCTTGCTGGCGGCGTTTGCCATCCACCCAGTTACCAAACTCCACCCCACGGAAGCCGAAAGCATCGGTGAACAGCTGTGGCGTGACATCGGCTCCACCGCGCATATCCTCACCCACGCGCGGTTGGTTGAGATCGCGGCGCTCATTGGGGATCGCCTTGCGAGCTTCCAGCACCTTGACCAGCTCATCATGGCGCTCGTCACGATAAGTGCGTGCTTCGCTCAGGTTATTAAAGACTGGCGAGAGTGGAATGTAGTTGCGCCCCACCTTCTTACCGACTCGCCAAGTGCGGCGACCATCTTCGCTGTAGATGTCGAAGGTGGCAGCCTTGGGCTTTCTATCTGCGGATGTCAGCTCCTCATAGCGGCGCTTGAACTCGTCAATGGCCTGCGCCTTGCTGTCGGCCTGCACGATGATGCGCGGCCAGTTGCTGCCACTACTCTCGCGCCTCACCGTCCAGATGGCCTTTGGAGGGTTGTACTCCCTTCCCTCAAACAGACTGTAGCTGCCGACACTCAGATCCAGATCAGCCAGGCTGCGCTGATGACCAACGGCTTCATACAGTTCGGAGCGATTCAGGATGGTATCGGCACCGCGCAAACTGGATTGCTCCATGACTCGGGCAGCAGTAGCGGGATCGACGCTGCCATCCAGCATGCCCAGCGCCATATCGCGCATTGCCTTGACTGCCTTAGCCCAGCTCGCCACCTTGTGGCCACTGCGCGGCTTCGCGGGAATGATGTCCCGCGCTGAGCGCATCAGTGCCGCCGCCTTGGGACTGAGGCCGCTATCGATCAGTTGCTGGTAGTCTGGCGCGGGCCATGCCTGGGACAGCGGCAACTCTTTGATCTCCTCGGCGGTCCCGCCCTTGATGTCGTCCTTGTAGGTGGCAAACACATCCTTGCGGGCACCGCCAATCTTCTCGCCGAAATCGCCGATCTTGTCCTGCGAGGCGGACTTGGTATGGCTGATCGGTTTGGTCGTATCCTCTGCCTTGAGCCAACTCTTGAACTCCTCCACCGGCATCGCCTTGATGGCGCCCAGACCTTTCCACCCCTTTTCATAGTTTGCCAGGTACCCATCCCTGGCGGCCTGCTCGTCGGCAAACCCCATCATCACCTTGTGCTCGTCAAACTTGCCGGTCTTGGGGTCCACCTGATCCACCACATAGACCGTCTCGCTCTGTGGCTGGTCGCCGATGAACACATCGACATGATCACCGTCCGCCCCCAGGGTGCGCTTGATGTAGCCATAGTCGTGGGCCATGGTTGACTGCCACGCCTTACCATCCTGATCGGTACCGGATCGGATAGACCCCTTCGGGTTCTCGAGCGCAATGTCCAACCCCTGCAGCTTGAGATGGCCTTTCTTGTAGTTGCCAGCCTCCTTCTGCGCCTCGGTGGGTTCCGGCGCCACCTCTGCGCGGGCAGCCTCGATCTGCTTCGCCGGCTCGCTGGCGGCTGGCGTAGCCACAACGACTGGATCCGGTTGTGCCGTCCCAGAAACAACAACCCCGGCGTCGGCGGCCGGGGCTGTCAGTGCTTGGTCATCTTGCTGCTGTCCGTCAGGTACAGGTGCAGGCGCAGCGAGATCTGCCCGATCTCCGGCTCCAGCTCCATCGGCGAATCCGGTAATGGCTGGTTCAGCGCCTGCTGCAGTCGGCACGCCTGCGCCAGGCTGATCACTCTGTCCCTCACCGCTGATTGAAGATACTGGGGCAATCTGTTCATCGCGCACCTCTGCTTGTGGTTGGCTGGCCGCGCCCTCCGAAGAGGACGTGACCGTAACGGAATCACCACTTACGTTGATGGTTGGGCGATCCGCAAAATCGGTAACCTGGTCGGCGGCCTTGGCCTGCTCAACCTCGCCACGGTTGGCAATCCCAAAGCCGCCGCCATTGAGTGCCACCGGCTGCTCATCCGCTCGGGATGCCAGCTGCGCCTCCTTCTGGCTGGCAAACGGCTTGCCTCTCTTGGTGACTCGCAGGGACTGCAGGGGGCCGAACACGCTATCCGTGGCGCTGCCTGCATTGGCAATGGCCTGGCTGACCGGTGAGCGCGGATCCCGGGTGGACTCCTCCCCCAGGGTGCGATCAACCTGATCGCGAGAGAGGCGCGGCGGGGTGTATTCGCTGTTGCGGGTGTCGGTGCCGGGTTTGCCGGGCACAAAGATGGTGTCCGACTGGCCAATCTGGGCGGGCTGGTCAGCCAGCTCGCGACCACGGCGCTGAATGTCGGCGGCGCGGCGCTGGGCCGGGCGGCCATCCTCGCCGACGATGAAGTCGCGATAGGGCAGCTCGGTACCTACCTCACGGCCATCCCCCTCGATGGTGGCTCCTGGCAATCCGGCGCGATCCTGCCCCAGCTCCTGTGGCATCAGGTCGCCATCAAGGCGCTGGTCGGTCACGGCTGGGCGACCGCTCGGCGGCATCCGGCCGCCGGCCAGCTCCGCCAGCTCTTGCGCAGAGGTGCCGCCCTGCGACACCAGACCAGTGCTGTCGGACTGCGGCACAAGGCCGGTTTCCGGCGGCAGCAGTTCCCCCTCCAGTGGCCCCGGGATCTCGGTACCCTTGAAGTCGTGGGAGCCGCGCACAAAGCCCTGCCGCTGGTAGGCCGGAATATCGCGCACTGGGTCGAACGCCTGATTGCTCGCGCCCAAGGGGTTCTGTTTACCGGCGAACAGGGTATCGATCTCTCGCTCAATGGCGGCGCCGCGCTCGGCTTGGCGCTGGTCAAGATGCCCGATCCCCTGGTCGATCCACTCGTTACCGGTGACGGTGCGCACCACCGGCTTGTTGATGTGCACCTCTGGGCCAACCACACCAGCCAGCCCGCCGCCAGCCATGCCGCCCACAATCGCCTCATTCAAGCCGGCAACCAGCACGCCCGCCATCGGGTCGCGGGTTTCGTCGGCCCACTCCTGCACCGCCTCGTTGACGGCTCGCTGGGTCTCGGCACCCTGCCACCCCTCGGTTGCACCCTCCCCCACAAAGCCACGCACCGCTGCGCCAGCGCGGGTCTGGCCCACCTTGCCCAGCACACCACCGATGCCGCCGCCGGCACCAGTCAGCAGGCCAGAGGCAAAGTCAGAGGCCAGGGCGCGGGGATCCTGAAAGGCATTGCTCGCCGCCTGCTCTGACAGGTAGCTGATCGCGGCAGAGCGGATCTCGCCGGGATCGGCCCCATTCATCTCGCCATCGGCCAACCCCCAGTAGGCGCTCTGGTAATCGGCATTCTCGTTCAGGGCGTCCGGGCCCAGGTTGTTGAGGTAGTCGCGGGTCTCCCTCTCCGCCTGCTGGGCGCGCATGCCGGAAGCCATCGCCCCCGCGTGCGCGCCGTAGCCGATGAAAGCGAGCTGCCCGACCGCCTTGTCGATCACTGCCTTCTTGGCCACGGCAGTCGGTGCGGCGGCATAGGCGGCCCGCACGCTGTCCATGGTGCCGCTCTTGAGGGCATCCTTCACGGTGGCCTTGGCGACCAGTCGCTTGGCCTCCCCCTCCACCAGGTCGGTGGCGAGGCGGTTGGCCATGCCGCGGATCAGCGGTTTGGCGACAACGCCCGCCCCCTTGGTGCCGCCGATTAGGCCAGCGAACTGGCCCAGCACGGTGGCGAAGTTGCCCCAGTAGGCGCGAGGGTCCGCCCAGGCATCGCCCGCACTGATCGAACCGTCCGGGTTCTCCACCACAAACTGCTTGTCCATCGCCGCCCGCATCTCGGGGGAAACTTCCTGCATCTGCCCCTCACCCCAATCGGAGATGGCGCGACCGGCGTCCTTGATGGTCTGCGAGTCGGTCAACTGCCCCAGGGTTTCAGCATCACCGCCAAAGGTCTGTCCGACCCCGCGCTGGAACATATCGACGGTATCGCCGATAACCCCCTGATCACTGGTCGGCTCCGGATCGGGTTGATGGATGTTCCGCATCTCTTGGCGCAGAAAATCTTCATAGGTGGGCATGCGACGATCTGACATTCGTGACTCTCCAGAAATAAAAAAGCCGGCCCCAGTGAAGGGTCCGGCCATGATGGGGAAATTTTGTGCCAGTGGGGGTTAAATGGCAAGCGCGGCTCTGGATACACATGGCGACAATCCCAATACTGGAGAAACAGAAATCAGCCGTGTGAGTTCCATCAATGACCAAAGGCGTCGTTTGGTTCAAGATGTGGCGCTTACCAGAATGGATTCGACAACAAAGGATGAGAAGAATGAAGAGAGTCGCCGTTGCAGTGGTGTCCTCCACCCTGATGTTTGGTTGTGCCAAACACGAGCTTGTCTCTGTCGATGGCAAGGACACCAATCGATGGGAAATCGTCAAGGACTGGAACGGGCAGAAGGGCTGGATCGGTGCGTCATATCGCGACGGGGAGTCTGCAGTCTCCTATGAAGCACTCAACGACGACCGAGCGCTGACCTATGTGAGCTTCAATGCCACAAAATGCGAAGGTGAACTTGTCGTGGATCGCCAGCGCTTCATCGCAGAAGCCACCAAGAAACAGAAGGCTGGACACACAGTGTGTTATGTCCAGGTGTTCGGGGTGAATGCGCTCAATATCGCCAACAAAATGGCTGCTGCTGACACCATCAACTTGAACGGCCATGATATGGATGTGCGCGGCTTTGACTCCATCATGAGCAACTACTTCGCCGCTGGTGGCGCCCAAGAGGATGCCATTGGCAGCCAACTCAACAGCATGGCCAATGCTGCCGGACAGGTGGATAGTCAGCCCTCGTCGGTTACCAGGCATGGGAACTGGATGGCCTCTCAGAATGGAAGCTTGTTCATTGCGAGCCTCAAGTCTGTCAGTGCCAATAACGCCTCTATCATGATTGCAGGAGATAGATCCAAGGCGGCGATCACCTTCTTGGAAACTGACCAGCCAGATTATGCTGAATGCAAATCAGGGCTATCGATAGAGAATGAAGACTTTTCACCCAAGGTTGATGTGATGAGCCAGGACGGGAAGCTGGCCTGCTCCTACATCATCGACGGCCAGGATGCGAAGTACATTCTCAGCCTTATCGGGAGCAAAAAGACGATCTACGTCGATGGCGTCGTGTTCGATACAACGGGGTATGATGCACTTAAAGACAAGCTGCCAAACTGATGCGAAGCCCGCCAAATGGCGGGCTTTTTCATGGGCGCTTATCGCTGGTACATCCGCTGATACGCATCAGCTGCCTGCGTGCTCTTGTTCGCATTGCGGTTAAGCACCGGCGCCGACAGCATCTGGTTGATAACAGCCTTCTCCGCAGCGCGGTCACCGCCACTACCAATATGCTGGAGCAAGCCGCCGTAGCCCCCCTTGGTATAAGCCGGTCGCCCGTCAGAGGTGGCAGAGCCACCGCCTGTGCTACCAGGCCGCGGCGGTGCCGTGGTCGCTTGTGGCGGCGGTGCTTCTCCCCCACCCTCCCCCTGTGGGCTGACATCCGGCATAAAGGACTGGAAGTAAGTCACATAGCCGCCGCCGCCATGCTCATTGAGCATCTGCTGGGCGTTCGGGTCGGCAGTGATCATCGCCCCTGCGAACTTCAGTCCAGTCATGGTCTTGGCGCGCTGCTCCGGGCTGATCTTGTCCTCCCCCAGCTGCTCCACCTCGGCCATGCGCTTGTTGATGGCATCGAGGGAGCTCATCAGGTTCTTGGCGTAGTTCTCGCGCCCCCGCGCGTTGGCGCTGGCGTTGGCCGCCTGCAGCTCCACCCCCAGCTTCTGCTGGAACAAGGCAAGGTCATGCTGCCGCTGCTTGTCGTTCTCGGCGCTCTGGGCGGCGAGCCTGGCGTTGGTATCTTCACGGTTGGCGGCAATGCGGGCGTCGGTCTCCTCGCGCCCGGCCTTGAGCTGGGCGGCGATCTGACTGTCGCGGCGGTTGTACTCCTGTTCGGTCAGGGCGGCGCGATCTGCCGCCACCTGCGCCTGCTTGATCTTGTCAAACCCCTGGTTGGCGTTGGCGACGGTGCCGGCGCCCAGCCCCTTGGCGAGTGCGGCGAGTAAGCTCATGCTGCCTCCTGTGGTTGCGGTGCGGGCTGTTGCGTCGCTGGCGCTTGCCCGCCAGCTTCAGCCTCTTCCATCTTGGCGACGATCTGCTGGAGCAGCTGACCGGCTTCAGCCAGGATCTGGTCGTCGATCACATCGGCTTGCTGGTCCATCTGCACGAGGTGCTGAAGGGCGCGAGCCAAGGCGTCGATCTTGCTGTCGGCATCGTCAATCTTGCCGGCTGTCAGCATTTCCCGGCAGCCCTCATAGAGCGCCTTGACGATGTTCTTGGCCGGCACCGAGCGACCCGCGTCACGGGCCTGCTTCAGGATGGTGTAAATCCCGCTGCCAACGGCCTCGGCCACCCCCTGGATCTTGTCCTCGCCAGCGCCGATCCGGCTGGCCACCGCTTCGCCGCCGTCCCCCATCAGGGTTGCCCCCAGCATCTCCATGAGGGCCTTCTGCATCGGGTCATCCCCGGCCTGCTGGCCGGCTTGGGGGGCGCCTTGCCCCCCCTGCATGTTCTGTAACAGTCCCATCAGTTGTAACTCCATGGCGTGGCAGCACGGGTGCCGCCCTTGAATTGGTACTTGGTCGGGTCATAGCGGTAGTTCTCGTCGAGCGTGGACTCCGCTTGCCCCGGCGTGGCGGTCTGGCTGGTCGCCGTGCCGCGAGTGTCGCCGGAACTGCCGCCGCCATTGCTGTCACCGGTCTGGCCGTAGCCGGCTTGGTTCGCCATGTTGTTGAGCAGGCCACCGAACCCGGGGGCACTGCTCGTTGCTGCGGCGCCTGCCGCACTGGTCAGCAAGCCAGCCCCCGGTGCAGCCAGCCCCAGGATCGACATTACCCCGTTCAGGGCGCTATCACCCCATCCACCGTCCCCCACCTCACCGCGCTGGCCGGTCAGGCGGCCGGTATCCAGATCGCCGGTGGCGGCCAATCGCGCCTGCCCTGACAGGTAGTCGGATGGGGCATCCATGGCGTACCCCACCAGGCCTTGGACCGCCGACTTGCCCAAGGCTCCGCCAGCGATGCGACCAAGGATGCCCGCGCCGCGCAGGTTGTTGTAGTCGCTGGCGGCCTGCCCGAGAGAGGCCTTGTCCGTCTCGGAGGCGGTACCGCGATCCAGCTTGCCAACGAGGTTGTTGATCGTGCCGTTGAAATTGTCGGTACCGATGGTCTTGTTGAACTGGTCCTCCGTCATGCCATAGCTGGCAGCCGTGCCGGCCGAGCTGGCTCCGCTGCTGGTCGGCCCGGCCAACTGCTGGCGCTGGGCGTTGATGGTGTCGCCATACCCAGGACGGGCATATGAGGGCACGCTCGTCCCCAGCATGCTGGCGCTGGCACTGGGACGGGAGGCGATAGCCTGGGCCACGCTGCTGACCGACTTCACCCGCTGCGACAGGGTGCCGTCGTTCTTGCCACCGCCCTTACCTGCTTGCTTGCCCTCGTTGTTGGCCCCGATGGAGTTGGCGAACGATCCCTTGTCCATCCCATAACTGGACGCGCCGCCCATCGAGCTGTACCCGGTGCTCTGGCTGCTACTCTGCTTACCCCCCATCTTGTCGTTCTTACTGCTGGAGCTGCTGCTCTTGCTGGACCCCTTGCTGCTGGCCCCGCCGCTATCATTCCGGCCGCCCCCCTTGCCACCGCTGGACGAGCCGCCGCCTCCCCTGCCGGTGTTCCCGCTCATCCCGCCGCCGTTGCCGTTGCGCTCCGGGCCTGCGCCGCTTTCTCGTGACATGACTTACCCCTTTTTCTGCTTGGACATACCGGCGAGCAAGCCGTTGGTCAGCACGCCATCCTGCATCCCGCCCACCTCGCCAGGCGTGACATTGAAGTCGAGCCCGGCACTGGCTGGCATGGCGTACTCGTCTTTGTGCTTCCACTCCGCGTCCCGATCCTCGCGCTGGCGCTTCAGGGTGTCGCGGTTCTCGAGGTACGAGCCACCCGCCACCAGGGCGGAGCCGAGCAAGGTGGCCGCGCCGGGGTTAGCCTGCATCCAGCTTCCGGCGGTCGAGATCCCGCCCAGCACGGAGCTGGCCGCGTCGTCGGCATAGTCCAGCACGCTGGACGCGATACTTCCGAGGTCGAACATGTGGTGCGCTCCTTACGATACCTTGACGCCGGGTAAACTGGTGGTGGGGAACTTCGTCCAGTCCGGGTTAATGGTGTTGATGTTGGAATAGAGCTTCTGGTACATGGTGAGCGTCGAGTTGAGCTCGTTCTTCATGTTGTTCAGCATCGTGGTCTTGTCGGCGGTCTTGATGGTGGAATCTGCCATCAGGGCCGCGTAGCGCTCGTTGTAGCTGCTCATGGCCGTGTCGATAGCGCTCAGGTACATGCCATGGGTGTTGGCCGCCACCTGCTGCGCCAATTGCGACGTCTCCTGCCCGAACTGCTTCTCCAGCACCGTCAGCTGTTGCTGACGTTCCTTCTGCGCCTCTGCGCTGTTCCACTGGTTCTGCTGGTTGTTCAGCGTCATCTGGTTTTTGAGCTGGGCGTCCAACTCCTTCAACCGCTGGGCCCCCTCTGCACTCAGGGTGCCGAGCTGCTGCTGGTAGAGCAGCTGATCTCGTGCTTTCTGCAAGGCGGCATTCTGGGTATTGAGAGCCGCCTGGTTTTTGAAGTCGTTGCCTTGCATGGTCAGTTGCTGGGTTCGATCCAAGGCATTCTGCCCACCCTGCCAGCTCTGCTGCTTATCCAGCATGGACGACTGCTGTTTGCGATCCAGGTCGGCCTGCCCGGCAGTGAACGACTGGGAGTCATCCTGCATGAATCGACTGTTCGCCTGCTGGGCATTCTGCTGGGCGATGGGCAAGGCCGCGTCCACCATGGCACGCTGGGCGGCGTCGATCCCGATAGTGGAGTTACCCAGGCCACGGCTGGCAGCCAGCCCCTGCCCCTTGCTCTGCGCCATGCGCATCAGCAGTCCGCCTTGGTTCAGGGTGGCGCCGAGCTGGTCGTTGACATTGCTGGCGTCAAACGATGGTTTTTTGGCTGTGCCTTGCCGGGCTTGGTCAATGCCCAAGCCTGCCAGATTCTGTACTTCCATTGGGGTTACCTCGGTATCAGGCCGGGCGGCCTTCATTCCAGATGCGGGTCTGTTCCTCGCCGGCAAGGCGGCATGCGGTCTTCAGGGTCTGCACCGACACCATAGCGACGGTGTTGTCGGCCAGGGTCCACTCGGTGGTGTCGGTCATGAGGTCGGCCGCCGCCACGGCGCGAGCCATGCGGTTCTGGGCGTCCTCGTCGCCATCGAAGCGCAGGCCGTCCACCTCCACCACGATCCCGGCGACCGCCGCTATGCGCTGCGCCTTCCACTCCTGATAACCCTGCGCGGCGGCAGCGGTAGCCTTGTCGTCAGCCGTGACCTGCTGAGACCAGTCGATGTTGCTCATTGCGCCTCCGTCTCGTTGTAGGCCGGGAAGGGGATCTCCCCCTCAACTTCGATGTATTCGGCAGAAGGGAACCGGGTTTCATAAGGAGCGTTGGCGCCATGGTAGCAGGCGACGGTGAGATAAATGTCTCCATCGCGGCGCTCCACGTCACCAAAAACGGACGGGTGATCGATGGATCCGTGTGGCAGGGTGCCACCCTCCTGCAAGGGAGAGAGATCTATCACTATGCCGCCCAGGGTGATGACGTCACCAGCAACGGCGCCTGTGATGGGAGCGTCCGCTCGTACCGGCGTGAACCTTAATTTCATCTTTACTCCTTAATACCAGCGACCGATCACAATGGCATAAGCGGTCCCAGAGAACGAGGCAACCGATCCGCCACACTGCAAAACAAACGAGACACTGGATGCGGATATCGATGAAAGAACGGGGAATGGGCGCATCCCTCCAGAAGCGTAAAGCACTTCCAGGGCTGGTCTGATGATGGTGTTTAACGTGATGGGCAGCTGGATGGTCAGTACGTCGGCGGTCTGGAACAAGTTGCCAGCGGTTGCTGTGACGGCGGCACCGCTAATCGTCAGGGCGCAGAGCGTGATCGCCATCCCCCCGGCGAACTTCCAGTAATAGCCGTTGGCGTTACTACCTTCCTCGATGAGCGCTCCGGTGGGCACACCGGAATTCTGAGACACCTCACCGAGCACGCTACCTCTGTGGTAGTCCTCCTCGGTCGCCACCACGTCAGTGAGGCTGTATCCGGTGGCGTTAGGGATCAGCGTGGGGAGGGTGTCATCGAATGCCTGACCGATAGCCACGACTTCAGCCATCGAAGCCGCTGCACGATAGAGCGCGTAATACACCCCCCCGTTGTAAGTCACCTCGACGATCTTGGCGGAGGTGGTGACGGAGGTGCCAGAGCGGCGGAACATCCTGCCCATGTTCTGGTTGTGGGCCGTCACCACACTGAGATCAACGTGATCAGTCTGGTGATTTGCGATAGAAGAGCCACGACTGAACAAGATGCGCCCATTGAATCCCGTCTTACCCAGCAGGGTGCCAACGTACTTCTTTGCCAGCAGGATGAGGCACGACTTCCCATCGGTGTGCGAACCCAGGTGCTTGACCATCCCGAACCGGTAGCCGCCGGAGGCGCTCCAGAAATCGCCAGTCACCCCTCCCCCCGCTCGCGGGAATGCGCCGAGCGTCACAAGGGCGGCGGCCGCGTCGGCATCGTCCAGTAGCGTGCGCGCAAAGGCAGTCAGCGTGGTCAGGGCGGCCGCCCCGGAGTCGGTATAGTAGGCCAGGCGGTCGGCTGACGGTATCAGCGACTCCAACGCCGTGAGCGCCGCCTTCTTCAGTGAGAACCCAGCCCAGCCACCCGAGATAGCGGCAGCAAGGTTGGAGCCGGTGCGCACGAACAGGCGCCGCAAATCGACGTTGCTGGCGTCGTCCGTGGAGGCCAGCGATAGCTGGTCGTGGTAGATCGACACCCCACCCCCACCGATGACGTGGCGCACTTGCAGGTAGTAGGTAGACCCTGCCACCAGGGTGTAAGGGGTGTTGGAGAACTGCGCGCCGGTGCCGAACAGCAGATAGGTATTCGACGGCAGCGTTCCCCACGCGGCAGCCGAGAGGTTGCCATAGGTGGCGATGGGCAGCAGCACGGCTTCACCGATGGCTGCATTCAACTGCCCGAGGCTGACCGCCTCGTCGGTGTTGACTGCATCCCCCACTCGCACCGGGCCATCAAAGCCTTGGCCGCCCGTGTGCGGGGTCGGCAGCTTGCTGAAGCCCTGGGAGATGGCGTCAAATTCCGCCTCCATCGCCAACCCATCGGCAAGATCGCCTGGGTTCATTTCCGATAGGCGTTCGTAATACTCGTTAGCCACGCTTGTACCTCCTGGGGATGTATTCAACCGTCATGCCGGTGATGATGAAATTGGGCTCGGAGTTGGAGCGGCCAGAGAGTGCCAGACTCAGCGCGGTGCCGGTGCCGTCCAGCGGGATCACACGACTGGACGCCTCGGCTTCTGACATCCAGTAGAAGTTGTTCCAACTGGAGTAGTTCCAGATCCCGCTGCCGCTGGCGTCGATATGAACATCCTGCTTCTCCGAGGTGATGCCGGGGCGGTAGTCCAGCGACCATGCCAGCCTCACATCGAGGCGGCCCTGTACCGAGTGCTCGAACTCCACCCCGCGCCACGACTTGCGCACCTGTGGCGATCCGAAATGGGCATAGGCGAGCCGGAGCAGCCAGTTGATGTTGGCCCCGTCAAAGCTGGTTGCGTCCTCATCGAGCTCGAACACGTAGCCCTCGGCGTTGGCCAGGGTGAAGAACTGGCGCTCTGCCAGCTCGTCATAGCGCCACACGTCCAGCACGGGTGAGCCGTAGGAAAACTCGGTCACTTCGATGGCGCCATCGGCATTGATCTTGATAGCCAGATTGCGGCCGGCGCTGGAGTAGAGCCGATACTGGTTGGCGCCAGCCACCTGGGACGAGCCCACCCAGTTGAACTGCTCGATAATGGGCTGGATCTTCTCGCTCGGGTCGAGCAGGTTAAGGCTGAAGTCGCCATACTCCTGCACCCGATCCAGCCGCACCAGCCCGCGCTCAGACAACCCCACCGGGATGAAGGTGGATTGCAGGGTGCCGGCCAGGATGCCGACCGACTCGGAGATCACCTTCTGCTGCCAGTCGGTCGGGGATGTCCCGTACAGGGCGACCGTCCGATTGCGGCAGGTCACGAGCAGCACGCCCCCCGCAGTGGTGGTGATGCCGGTAATCTCGTCCCCCACGGCGAACTGCTCTGCCCCCAGCAGGCCAGACCACGACAGCGGATTGCTGGGGCCGGAATGGATGTAGAAGCCGCCCTTGTAGGCCAAGAACAGGTGATCCGCGTGCGCCTCAACGAGGCTCGGCTTGTCGTCGGCATCGTCACCGTTGGCGATCAGTGGCACCATGCGCCCGTCTTCCCGCAACTCGATAGCCCGCTGCACGCCGGAAGCCAGATAGGCGCGGCGCATCGACGGATCGCCGAAGAAGTTGAACACACAGGCGTCGTATTTTCCCTCGGCCTTGAGCATCATGTCCGATACCGCCTGCACTTCGGCGTAGGCCGTCAGCTTGTACAGGGTGATCGACGTGTTGCTCGGCACGGTCTTGCCGTGGGGGTTGCTCAGGATCAGGGTGTGGATGGTGCCCGTCTTGAGCAGGTAGCTGATCACCTTGAACCAGGTTGTGCCAACCAGCGCATACCATCCCGCCGCATCCGCTGCCGCGATGGTGCCACCACCAAGTTGGTTGGTGGCCGTGTCCGCCGTTGGAGTGGCCCCGCTGGTCAGCGCCCCGGATAGCGTCATGGCGTAGGTGGCCAGCGGCGTGCTGCGCAGCGTGTCACCAAACACTACCGTCTGACCATTCGGCACGGTGCAGGCGCCCACGTCCCCCGCCGCCGCTAACTGGGCGACCACATCCACGGTCGTGCCGCTGGAGTGCTTGATCAACGCCATGTCGCCGTCATCGAGCCCGTAGCCGTCGCGGATCAGGAACTGCTTGCCCATGGCTCCCACCGCCACCCAGCCGGCGTCGGTGGCTTTGAACAGGGCCGCCTCGCTCACGCTCTGGTCACGGATGGCGAAAACCGAATCACTCAGGGCCACCACGCAGCGCACCGGTCCGATCCCGGGCACCGCTCCGATAAAGGTACGGCGCCAGTCTGCGGCCCTGGCTGCGGCAAGAATGGCGTCATCCATCTGGCGCGCCGCACGTGACGTGGCGTGTGTCAGGGTGAACACCTGACCGCCGACAGTGAAGGTGTCGCCAATGGCCAGGGAGGGAGCTACCAGCGCACCGATAAAGGCATCCCCGCCGCTGGTGTGCAGCAGGACGCCGGATCCGCCATACCATGTGACCGCTGGGAACCCGGTCGCCGCCGGGAAGGCCTGCGAGCCGTCCGTGCGGAACAGGTAATAGCCCTTGGTCTGGGACGGTCTGGGGTGGCCGTCGAAGCGGTCATACCCCACGGCGCGGCGATAGCCCTGGGTCGGCGCCGGCTCGACGTTGATCGCCGAAATGGCAAATCCCGGGTTGCGAACGATAGGCGGGGTGGCAAAGTCCAGCCCACCCCCGAGCGGCACCGTGGCGAACTTGCGTTCTGGTAGTCTCACAGGCTCCCCCACCCGCCAAAGCTCAGGCTCTGGGATATGTACTTCTTGCAGAGAAGGGTGTGCCACGTCGCGAACTCATCCTCGCCGCGCAGGATAAGCTCCTCGGCCAGCTCGGAGATCGACATTTTGCGCAGGGCGTTCCAGACGATAACGACGTGATATGCCTCGTCAATGAACGGGGTGTCGGCGTCGTCGGTCAGCACCTGCAAAGCGGTCGGGGTGTCGCCAGTCAGCCAGTCCCAGTCAGAGCGACCGGTCTGAAGCTTGACCCACGACTCCCTGATCGCATCGACGTAGCGCTGGTTGCGGCCAGTTTGCCCCGTGACAGTCTCGGGGCCGCTGCCGAGATCCTGGCATTCGGCCCGCAGCCGTTGGCACAGCTCCAGAAAGGTCATGATTACATCACTACGGAGATCGGGTAGGACGGCACGGTGCGCGGCACCAGAGAGCCGTCTTCGGTCTGCTCGTAGCGGGTTTCGTTCGCCTGGGAGATCACCTGATAGACGGAGTGCGGAACCTCGGCCACGACCTCGCGCTTGATGATATAGGCCACGCCGTTGACGGAGGCGTACACGTCGTCATTGCCACGGGACAGGGGATCGCGTGAGATCCTGATCTTCACCTTGTCCTGCTTGTCCAGCTCGCGCTTCTCAGTGCTGGATTGGCCAGTGATGGCGGCTTGGCTGGCAGCATCACCCGCTTGGCGATCAATGCCCTGGGCTTGCTCCTGCTCAAGGATCGCGGCAACCAGCTTCTCGCGGGATGTGTTGGCTGCCTTCTCTACCCCGAAGGTTTCCAGCAGGTGCTTGCGCAGGGTGGTCGCGTCAGAGTTGTTCAGGTCGATCAGTTCCATGGTCTTGCTCCAGATAGAAAAAGGAGGCCCGCCAAGCGGCGGGCCAGGGTTGCGCCATTACAGCGCGGTGACAGCGACCTCGATCCTGGTCATCCACAGCTCGTTGAGGCGAACCGCCGCGAACCAGGACTTCCACGAGGCGCTGCCACGTTGCCCCAAGGGGTCGCCGCCACGCGGCGTGTTGGGGTTGAGGATCATCGGCACGATGGAACCCGGGCCGCCGTTGCCCTTCAGCGGGACGATGCCGAAGGCGTTCTGCGCCAGCACCACCATGGGGTACACGTCAGCATTGGTGCCGGAGGTGGATACCATGGTGCCCTTGGCGCCACCGGCATCCGGCAGGGACTTCAGCACCGGGGACAACACGAAGCGGAAGTCTTCGACGGAGCCGATTTCCTCCGGGCACAGCGGCTGACGGGTGCCGTACTCAGCAACGGACTTGAAGCCGGTCAGGCCACGAATGTCAGCTTCGCAGTCGGTGTGCGCGACCACCACGAAGGCGGCCTCCACCGGCTTGGTGGACACGTTGACGGACGGTGCCAGGATCTTGGTGATCTTCTTGGCGCGCTGGGCCTTCAGGGAGCGCGAGGCCAGGCGCAGTTTCGCCAGGGCGATCGGGGTGTTGACCGCGTTGCGGGCGGCGCCGTTGGCGTAGATCACCGAGGTGCCACCGGAGACAACGCCCCAGGTCAGGATCTCGAAGGTCTCGCCGGCCTGCTCACCCAGCAGCATCTGCATATCTTGCAGCACCGGGTCTTCGTGGGTGTCTGCGATGACGTCGGTCAGCTCGGAGAAGTCGCCATACTGCGCCATGGTGACAGTCACGTCCTGATAGGCCATCTTCTTGCCAGCAGGGGTGACGCCTTCAGTCAGCGGGGTGGTGGCCGCCGCGAACGGCACGGGGCGACGGAACTTCACAGTCTGGCCCTTGTTCTTCGGCTGCGGCTTGGGGTCGCCAAACTTTTGCAGCACGAGGATGGGTTCGGCGTGCTCGAGCATCTTCACTTCGGCGATGATGCCCACGCGGGGGGACACGTCCCCGTATGCGGTGCCGGTATAAGCCATGGTTTATTTCTCCTGAATCAGTATTTGCGTTGGGTCAGCCGCTGGTCAGCTTCACGCACTGCCCGGTCAAACAGGGATGACTCGTCGCTCGTATCGACAGTGGCGCGACCCTGAGAGGTGGGCAGTGGTGCCATGTCCCCCAGCTTGCGCTGGCGGGCTTGTTGGCGCTGAGCCTCGGCTTGGCGTTGGGCTTGAAGCTGGGTTGCCTTGTAGAGCGTCAGCGCTACATCGGCGTCAGCCGCGTAGTCCGAGTTGGCGATGCGCTGCACGGAGGCGGGCTGTTGTGCGACCCAGGCCTGGAAAGCGGGATCCTGCACAATCTGGATCGCGTCGGGGTGCCGACGAGTCAGCTCGTCAGTCTCGATGGCGATCAGCTCCTGCTGGCGCGCCAGCTCGGCCTGTTGGCGCAGTTCGGCAACGGGCTTCGTTGCTTGCGAAATCTCCCCGCGCAGTTCTGTAGCGATGCCATTCATGTGATCGGCCAAGTCGGGATAGTCCTCCCGCATGGCAGCAATCCTCTCCTCCAGGGCGGTCAGCTTGGCGGCGGCCTCACCGTCACCCGCTCCATCGGCCTGTTGGGCGGCCATTCGCTCCTCAAACTGGCGTTGAGTCTCCGCAAGCTGCCGCTGGGAGGCGGCATACCGGCCGTTGGCAGAGCGGGCGGATTGCTCCTGCTTGTCACGGTCGGCAATCAGCGACTGGAGATAGGCTTTCTGCTCGGGTGAGGCGTTGGAAAACAGCGCTTCATGGTCGGCGGCTGCCTGCTGAGCAGGGGCGGCCCCTTGTTGCGGCTGTTGCTCGTCGCCGTTGCCGGCGGCTTGCTGATCCTCGTCTTCCTCTTGCTGCTGCTGGTTCTCGTCGCTGCTCGACTCACCACGCAAACGCGCATCGGCGGCATTGGACGCTTGTGCGAACACATCCAGTTCGGGGCTGTTATCAGCGCCTTGCTGATTGGCATCCAGTGCGGCTTGGTCGTTCAGGGGGTCCATAAGGTTTGCTCCAATGAAAAAGCCCGCACGAGGCGGGCCGGTTATCTCCAGCGGGCTGGCATCAGTCGGCTGGGGTGAATTCTTCGATCAGCGTGTCAAGCAGGCGGATCTGGCTGCGGATGGCGGCGGTCTGTTTCTCGTCCATGTCCTGTTCGAGATCCTTGGCGTGCTGGTCACGCAGGGAGCGCAGGTGCTCGATGACCCGCAGGGAGTCATGGCTGCGACTAAGCCCCACCACAGAATGCCTCCTCGACGATGGCGCCCACGGGGTAGCCAGCGCCAGACAGGGAGTGGGCCAGGGTCATGGCCTCGCCAATCCGCTGCCGCCGCAGTCGGGTGCGGCTGTAGGTGGCGTGCGGGTTGAAGGCGACCCCGAAGCGGGCTGCAATGTACTGCTTGACGATCACGGCGGCGAGAGAGTGCTTCACAGTACCTCCTCGGCACGGAGAGCGCGGGAAGCGGCCACCACACGGGCAGTCAGGGCCTTCAGATAGGCGTCCATGGCGTCAAGCTGGCGCTTCAGGCGCATCTTCTCGGGCGCCGGGAAGTCCTTGCAGATACCACCATAGAGCGCGGCGTCCAGAGCCTCGACGCGAGCGCCCAGCTCCTTGTGCTCCAGCAGCATGCGCTGGTGCCACTCCGGCAGGTGCTGGTTTTCGACCTCGGTATAACCCTCGTCGAACACCGCCTTGGGGGACCAACTGATGTGCTCGGCCTCAGTGTCTTGGTTGTAGACGACAAGATACCCTTCGTCGGCCGGGTTCTCGTTGGCGGGCAGCTCCCAGTTTCTCAGGGCGTTGTAGTCGCCGCGAGTCATAGGGATGGCATGCACCCGCTTATGGCACTGATACAGTTTGCGCTCGGTCATTGTGCGGCCTCGTGCAGTGCTTGCTTGAGGAGGTAACCTCCCAGCGCCAAGATCTTGTTGACGGCGTTCTCGCGGGCGATCTTGCGGCCCAGTTCAGGGTCGAAGTTCTCCGGGCTGGCGCAGGCGTTTTCGCCGGTCACGGTGAAGCCGTTCTTCAGCACCAGGACGCAGAAGGTAAGCAGCCCAAGGGAGGCAGGCACGGGCGCAGCGACAACGTGATCCAGCATCTGGCGCGCCTCGATGCAGCTCAGTAGGTTGGTGCCGGTGCGCCCGTCCTGGCCGGGAATGCCGTCAGGGTAAACGCTGGCCGGTACGGGCCAAGTCAGGAAGCGATCCACCGTACTGTCACTCACCACACCAGCCACGCCTTGGGCGGCCGTGAAGTAGTGCTCGCTGGCGATCACATCGTTGATGCGCTGCGGGGTTACGCGCGGAGCGGTCAGGCCCTTTGCTTGGATCTCTTGCTCGATCTGGTCGTCGCTCATGGCAGTTCCAATAAAAAACCCGGCACATGGCCGGGCTAAATTCGGTGGGTGCCAGAAACGCAAAACCCCGCACGAAGCGGGGCAAATGAGACTCTGGCAGTCTTGGGTCTATTTTGTGCCAGTCGCTGAAAAAGTCAACTGGCGCATCACTCTAGCCCGTAGTTGCCGGTCGGCGGCATGAACTGCTTCATCTTTACCTCGGCCATGAATTTCTGAGTGTCGTGGGCCTGCTGCTTGTCCAGCTTCTCCAGCTCGGCCAGCAGGCGCTCCTCGCTCATTTGCTTGTTCTGGGCCAGCTTCATCAGCTCGATGCGCTCGCGGCGCTGGCTGTCCTCATGCTGTAGCTGCAGGGTCTGGACTTTGATCTGAGCATTGGCGGCCAGCTCCATCTGCTTGAGTTGGGCCTGTAGCTGCGCCAGCTCGATGGTCTGCTGGGACTTGGCGGCCAGCATGATTTTCTCGTGCTCCATCTTGACCGTGGCGATCTCCTTCTCCAGTTGCAGGCGCATAATGGCCGGATCCTGGGGTTGGCCCTCCTGCTGTTTCTGAAGGTCGGCCTCGTAGGCTTCCTTGGTCTTCAGCACCTTGGCGCAGTCGATGTGCATGGACTGGAACAGGGTGCTCATGGCTTCGTAGTCGTTGAACATGGCAGCGAACTTGGGGTTCTGGCTGTACTTGTCGATGATCTGGGTCAGCTGGGCGGTCTGGATCTCCTTGACCAGCAGGGCGCTGGTGCCGCGAGCCTCAACCTCGTAATCCCCCTTGATGTCATCGTCCTTGTTGAACTGCATGTTCCACGCATAGAAGCGGCGGATCATCGGCTTAGTGATGTTGTCGTCGTACTCCTTCACCTGCTGCCGGCGCACGGCGTTGGCCGCGTTCATCAGCATCGACATGCCGCCCAGGGTCGGGGTGACTTGCCCCTGTTCGCCCTGGCCGATCATCGGCATCCCCGATTCTCGATCGAGCAGGCTCATGGCCAGTTGCAGGATGTTGGCCATGTCGCTCTGGCGGCTCTCGAAGTGGAACACCCCGAAGGCTTTCTGCACCTCGGCCCACTGGGTCGCCCCGTCCATTTCCCACACCTTGAACGGCTTGGCTTCCCAGTTGCCGTCTACCGGCTGGATCAGCCTCTTGTTGACCACCACCTGCGGCCCCACGGTCTTGGCCGCGTTGTCCAGCATGGCCCGCCACGCGGAGTTGATGATCTTCTGGGGGTGGCGCATCAGGTAGGGCATGGAGAGGCCGAAGATGCTCCCCTCCTCCGGCTCGCAGACGTATACGGAGTAGGGCCACTCCAGGGTATCCAGCGGGTTCATCGTGACCTTGAGCACAATGTCGCCCGAGAAGATCACCACGCCGTCGCACTCGCGACCGAGCAGGGAGGCCAGCTCCTCATCGCTCATCCCCTCGGTGGGGACGAGGCCCACCTCAACCAGCAGCCCCATGGGCACCGGGCCATGGTAGGTCCACACCTCATAGCGCTGGTCCTGGCTGGTCGGGTTCAAGCCGCACAGTGCGCGGATCTGATCCACATACTGGTTGTACTGGGTGCGTGAAGCGGACGGGGCAGACGCCAGCAGTTTATCCACCTGCTCAGGGATGAAACCGTAATTCGCCAGCCGCTTCAGCTTGTTGACGTCCTTCTTTGTCATGTACTCGCGTTCGTAGCAGAACGCAGCTTCGGAGAAGCGGATCGCGCTCATGTCGGGCACGAAGTCCCACGGGTAGACGCATCGGGCCGCGGGGCGGGTATCCTCCACGATCTCACACACCCACTGGCCATCCTGGCCTTTGCTCCATGAGGTTGTGATTTGGTTCTGCACCACCGGCCCCTTGAGTACCCCAGTACCCAGCTTGGCGGCATAGTGCAGCATCCGGCGGGATTCGCCGTTGTAGTCGCACGACACGAGCTGGTCCTCGATGGTCTTCTCCATCGCCTTGGCCCGCTCCTGGGCAACGGCCAGGACCTCCATGGCCTGTTGCGCCTCACTGGTTGGCTGTTCCCCCTGCCCAGCGGTTGCCGCCATGACCTGCTTGGCAACGATGGTCAGCTTGGGATTCGGCGTCGGGGTGATGCCGTAGTTCTTGTCGTCCACCGGGAAAAGCATGTCACCCATTTGCGCGGCCCAGGCGTCGGTCTTCTCCCGGGTGATGTTGACGAACGCGGTGGATTTCTTGGCGTCCTCCAGCTCCTTGATGAAGTCAGGGGCATACATCCCCCGGTACTGCATCTCGTCCTCCAGCCAGCGCTGCTCTACAAGGCTGCGCTGGCGCAGCTGCTCGTCCAAATCCTTCCATCGCTCAGCGCCGAACAGGGTGAGCGGGGACAGCTGCGCCACCGCGTCGGCGTCGAGCGTGATTTCAGTTGGGTTCTGCTGGTTCATTCTCAATATCCCGTAACGGCGTCGCGGGCACGTTGATTTGCGCGACTGGAGTTGGTGGTGATGGTTTGCTTGCGCTCGCGTTCTGGCATTGCCCCCAGGCACAGGTACTGGAGGGCGTCAGAGGGGTGGGAATAACTGTTCTTCTCCGGCTCGGTGGTGTACTTGGTCACCCCGGACACGTTCATCTGGCGGTACTGATAGCCCGTCTCGCAGGCCTTGATGACCACCTTGCAGTGGTTGCTGATGATGATGGCCGGCTGTCCCCTCCCCATCAGGCGGGAGAGCCACCAACGCACCGACTCGAGGCGGGCCACCAGGTTGTTGGTATGGGCGGGCTGGGCGTCGAAGCCTTTCTCCCAGAGCACTTCGAAGCAGGTTGTCTCGTCGGCCTGGGAGCGCCCCACCCCCGCAGGGTCACCGAAAATGGTCGCCTTCATGCCGGAGTAGCGTGCCGCCAGAAGGGGACCAAGCTGCTCGTCGATGAAGCGCTCTACCCCCATGCCGGTGGCCACCACCTCGTCAAGGATCCGCAACTGCCCGAAGGCGGTCACCTGGCCGATGATGGCGGCCGGGGTCAGGCCGAAGTCCATGCCGATGATGATGGGCAACGACTTGATGGGGCCGAGCTTGTCCTCAGACACATGGAAGCTGCGGGAGAAGTGGTCGAGGAACACCGGCTTGCCGGTAGCCACGGTGGCGAACGTGTTGCAGATCCGCGAGCGCACCCAGGCCAGCGGCTTGCCGCCGAGCTGATCGAACCAGGCCTTGTACCCCTTCTTGTTGTTCTTCACGTTCTCGGCCAGTGGGTTGGCCACAAAGCGGCGCCCCATGTGGTCGGCGTAGAATCCGGCATCGATCAGCGCCTGCAGGTCTGGCGAGATGGGAAGGCCAGGCTGCACCTCCACCAGGGCCCCGGGCTGGGCGAAGAACTCCCACCCTTCCGGGCGCAGGCTGTTGCCATCCTCGTCGGTGCCCCGCTCGAACTGGGCCCACCAGTGGTCCTCGTCCGGTGAGTTGGTGTCCATGATCATGCCGCACCAGGTCGGGCCGCCGTCCTTGCCGGATGGATAGCGCCCCTGCACAGCCCGGGAGGCCGCCTCGTTGACAATGCCGATGTCGAGGAACTGGGCCTCGTTGATCCAGATGCCGGTCATCTCGAGGGACAGCATCTTGCGAATGTCCTTCGGTCGGTCCATCGACAAAAAGAAGAACTCCGCCTCTATGGTGGTCACACCGTCCGGGTGATCGCAGCGCATCAGCCCAACGATGGGGGCGTCCCACTTGATGGGGCAGACGTCATCCGGGATCCAGTCCTGAAAGGTCTTAATGACGGTCGCCTTGAGCTCGCCGTAGGTGTTGCGAATGCATACCCAGCGGGTCTTGCGCACGCCATCGGCGTTGGGCTCCTGGCTCAGGGCGATGTCGAGCATGAACATCACGCAGCCCACGGACTTGCCGGAGCCGACCGGCCCGCGCACAGCAGACACCATGGGGCGGCGCTTGTGGATGGCATCAAAGGTCGGGCTCGGGATGTAGGAGATCGTCCTGACCTCATCCCGCATCAGGTCGTCATCACTCATCGGTGCGAACTCCGAACCCCAGATTCCAAATCACCTGCTTGGACTTGGCCGACTTGCGCAGCAGCAGGTACTCGGCGCGGGCCTTCTCGGTGATGGCCCGGTCCTTCTCTGCCTGCACGATCTTGTGATTGGTGCTTTCGACGATGAAGGGGATCTCGACGATGGTTTTCTCGATCTGCACGATGCGCCCGAGCACGTTGTCCATGGCGCGCGTGGTCGAGTTGTAGAGCTTGTAGAGGTCCATCCGCTGCTCCAGCTCCAACTCGTCTGGCGGCAGCTCCAGGTCCTTGGCAATGCGGCCCAGGGTCAGCACCCCGTTACGGAACCCGCAGCGCATGGCGATCAGCTCGTCGGTGAGGTTGGCCTTGACGGCATCCTCGATCACCTCGTCGGGGAAAAACTTGGCGTAGACCCCGTGGCGCAGGGCAGGCTGTGCCACCTTGGTAGCGCGTGGCTTGTTCGTGGACTTGCGGTGAGCGCGCTCCGGGTTGAGCGCGTCCGTCACCACCTTTTCAGTTCGCCGCGGCGTACGCTTCGGGGCGGGCTTCTTGTCGTTCTTGTCGGTCATGGCTATCTGGTACAGCGCTCCAGTGCGTCGATGTAATCGAGCAAGCGAGCCGTGGACTCACCAGAAAGAGAAACCCCGCCATCAGCGGCGGGGCTCCATTCCAGATGTGGTGCTGGCGGCGGGCAGTTAGGGTTTGCGCTGCTCGTCGCGCACCCCGTCAGAAGCAGCGCCAAAGCGATCGGCAAAGCGCCCCTGGGGGTCGGCGTGATTCGCATCGTGTTTCTCCTGTATCTCTCGGGCACGCTGCAGGCGGAGCAGTCGCGTCAACTCGTCAGCGAGCAGCCCCAGCAGCTTGAGGATGGCGTTCACGGTTTGCGGGCCTTGTCAGCCGGCAGGTTCAGCGCCACCTTGTCCAGGATCTTGGTCAGCCCGGCCAGGAAGGCCTGCACCTTGCCGATGATCTCGTCATCCCGGGTGGACGGGGTGATGGCGGCGATCTGGGCCAGGCCCTGCACAGCCATGGACGCCCCGCCCACGATGGCCATCAGGATGAATACCCAGTGGATGACCAGTTCAATGATGTTTTCCATCTCTCTCTCCTCTGTGGTTACCGGCATGCCGGCGATTGTGGCCAGGCTTGCGCCTACGCCTCGGACTTCGAAAACTCGGCCGCAGCCATCACCGGCAGCTCCCCCGCCGGCATCGGCTCACCAGTAGGCCAGCGATACGCGGTTACCCGGGAGCGAGGGAACGCCTTCACATTCACTGCGTCAGCCTGGTTGCCACCAAGCACCAGCAGGTTGCCAGCTTTGTCCTGCCCCACCACAAAACCAACGTGACCACCACCATCCCGCGAGAACACCACCACGCAACCGGCTACCGGCTTGTCCAGCTTCTCACCCCAGGAGGCATAAGACCGCGCCCCCTCAAACCGGGTGGACACGATGCCGACCCGCTCCAAGCAAGCGCCTACGAAGGCAGCGCACCAGGGGGTTTCGTCATCCTTGATGCCGCCCCGCTTGATGGCCTTCCACATCGCCACGATTTCAGGGTTGTGCTTCGGCCCCTTGATTTCAGTCAGCCCGATATGTTTGCGGGCCTCTTCTATCCAGCTCATTTCCATCATTTCGGCTCCCCCATCCCCAGGCGGCGACGCAGCGCCAGCTCCATCAGAAACAGCGCCCGCCCTCCCATGTGACCACCAATGCCAGCCGACACCGCGGCGATGTACCAGCTCGCCTGCAGCTCCATGGCGACGTAAGCCATGAGCAACCCAGCGAAGCCGCTGATGGCCATCTCCCCTATCCACTCCGCAAAGCTGAACGCAAGCTCCCTGTTCTGCTTCAAGCGCGACAAGTAACTCACCGTTCCGCCCCAGATTGCGAGAATGAACATCCACGCAAGCCCGCCATTCGGCCCAGCTAATTTCATCAACCACCCCCCGGCATCGCGCAGATGCTCGCTATCAGGTGTCATGGCCTATCCCCCACCCCGGAAACGAAAAAGCCCGCACAGTGGCGGGCCAGAAACGAAAAAGCCGGGCTCAAAAAGAGTCCGGCTATGATGGGAAGATTTTGTGCCACGCGACCGCAAATAGCAAGCAATCGCAGATATTGGCGGGCGTCGGGTTATTGACGGTTGTTACTCTGGCTTCTCTTTCTCAGCCCAATCCTTACCCCACCCTACAGCGCCACATGGGCGCCTAATCTGCGAGCTGAGTCATCATGCCGCCTTGGCCTTGTCCAGGTACTGGTGGAACGCCCGCACCGCATCGCTGTAGCAATACTGCAGTTCCTGTGCGGCACTGCGCTCTGCATCGCTGGCAAGCTCTGGGGCCGAGATGTACCCGGCGTGGCAGTGCGGACAGGTGTGCGGCTTCGGCTTGGTCAGCTCCCCGGTACCGGAGCAGGCTGGGCAACGGCCCCCCTGGGTATCGCGCTCACAGCGAGAGAGGATGAGGGCCCGCACCCGCACTGCGTTCTCGTGATCCCCCAACAGCTCCAGCTCCCTGGCCCGCTGCGCTTCACGACGACCGTAGGGGTGGTGGCGCTTGTAGAGCCGCAGCAGTCGCTCGGGGTCGCTGCGCAGCTCCGCGGCGCTCATCACTGCACTGGGGGGGTAGCTGCAGACCAACTGGCGCAGGGCGACACCATCACCCAGGTGACGGGCACGCAGCACCATCACCCCGACCGGGTGCAGGCGGTCGGCATGAGCCAGGGCAGCCAACACCTCCTCCCGGCTTGTGCCTTCCGGTGAGCGGCCGGCACGCTGCGACTCCGCCTCGATGGATACCGCCTTGGGGGCGTGCAGTTTGATAAGAAGCTCGATGCTCATGGGTTGGTCCTCTGGTCTTTGGTCTGGTTGAAAGCGGAGAGCAGCCAGGCACGCAGCTGGCCGGACTTGATGTGTTCTGGGGTGGCTTCGATGACGGTCCACCCCAGCAAGGTGGCCTCGTTCATCTTGGCCCGGTCCTCTACGAACCCCCTCCCCCGGGTGTGCCGACCGCCGGAGTGGATCCCGCCGTGGATCTCGACGGCGATCATGTGGGTGGGCCAGGCGAAGTCGAGGCGCCAGCGGCGCTTGGGGTGGAATACCAGCTCGGTGGCGGGGTCAGGGAAGCCGACCAGTTGGGCCAGCACGCGCTGGTGCAGGTCGCCCACCTGCTGCGCCTTCTTGGCCTTCGCCACCACTTGCTTGACCTTCGGGTACTTGCCGAGTAGGCGGCCTGCCTCCACGACGGATAGATGGATCATTCGAGGTGCGCCGCCATGAATCCGGCCTTGGCGTTCTCCAGCTGGCCCAGCAAGGTGAAAGGCTGGTAGCCGTTCGCCCAGGCTCGGGAGCAGGAATAATCGCTGTTGACCGTCACGATCAGGCAGTTGATGACCTCCCCACGCTTGGCGCGCTCGAGTATCTGCTCAAGGATGGAGACGACGTTGATGCCGCTCTCCTTGCTCACCTCTGCGAGGTTGACAACCTTGTCTCTCATGCAGCCCTCCCGACCATGACAATCAAACTCCAATCCAGCAGCACCGGCAGTGCCAGCACCCAACGCGACCACTTATCGCCAAACTGAAACTTCATCAACCAGTACACAGCTGCAGTGATCATGCCGCCCTCCCGATGGTGTTCTTGCGTAGTTCGGCGACCTCCCTGGCCACCTGGGTGAGCAGGGTCTCCTCGCTGCCGTGCTCCTGCTGCCAGGTGCGCGGGGCAGCGTGGAAACCGGTGGGGTAGCAGGCGCGGTGGTGCCGGGGGCAGAGCGGCAACACTCGGGTGTGCTCGGCGCGCTGGGCCATGCCAGACCCAGAGCGCACGTGATGGATTTCCGCTTGCGTGGCGCCATACCCGGCATTGCGGCAGGCAACACAACCAAGAGAGGCGACGTCGGAGAGATGCTGCTTGTCAACCTTGGTCTTGCTCATCGCGAGCTCCTCGCATCATGTGGGCCTGCAGCGAGTGCAGATCCAGCAGAGTGAAGAACCCGCCTTTCTGCGGGCACCAACCGGCCGTGTCGATGTGGATCACGTTGCCAAGTGCGGACGGGTTGCTCATGGGGGTGTGGCCAACGACAAGGGCGTGCACATCAGGAACGCCGCTATCATCACCCTGCTCCACGCGCTGACGGGACCACATGCAGGAGTTCTTGATGGATCGCAGCAATCCAGGGCGCCCCTCTGCGCCATCCTCGAGCTTTTCCAGCAGGAACCGCCAAGATGGGAATGGGCAATCGGCGTGGACCAGGCCAATCAGCCCACCCGGCGTTTCCACCTCGATGGCGATCGGCAGCTCACGGAACTGCACCGCGTACTCCTGTCGCTCCACATGGGGCAGCGCCATGAACCAGCCGCCGCCGTTCTGCACCCAGTTACCAAGGTCGCAGGTGTCGTGTCGGCACACATAATCGTCGTGGTTGCCGCGCACCGGGTGGAACCAGGGCTTGGCCAGCCATTCCAGCACCAGTTCGCATTCCGGCCCCCGGTCAACCAGGTCACCAACAGAGAACAGGCGATCGCGCGCGGGATCGAACTCCACCTTGTCGAGAGCCCGCTGCAGCAGGGTGAAGTGGCCGTGAATGTCGCCGACCGCGAAATCTCGCCCTGCGGTATTCGCAGAAAATTTCTTTACCAGTGAGCTCATGCCGCCGCCCTCCCGTATGCCGCCACCCAGTCAAAGCCGCGGCGGGATTCATCCCCGAACTTCACGCCCTGCTGGGCACCGAAGGACTGGGCCAGCTCGATGAGATCGCGCATCTCGCGCACGCTCATTTTGGAAGTGGACTTGCCCAGCACCACGAAGCCGTTACCGTCAATGTTCGGCACCACGTCTTGCTGGTACAGGGCAGCAGAGAGGACGTTCTTCCAGTCCTCCTTGGCGAGCTTGCGACCGTGCCAGACCACCTGCTCGGCGATGTCGGTCATGACGGCCCAGAACAGGGCATTCTGGGCCAGGGTCCGGGTCAGCTCCTTGATTTCGATGACCAGCGGCTTGTCCTGGTCAACCGGCAGGCTGGCAACCAACAGGCTGGCGCGGGCCCGGATATCGGGGCTGCGCAGGAAATACTTGGGGTAGCTCATGCCGCCACCGCCTTGGCTGCAACGGCCTCGGCAGTGGGGAACGGCGAGAGGCGGTAATGCCACACCTGCTTGCCGTCGATGTTCTGGTTGCTGGAGTGCTTCTCCCAGCCGTGGCAGCAGACTTCGCGCAGGCGGGCGCTGATGGCGGCCTGGGTGTCGGCGTGACCGTAGCGGCTCCAGCACTCGCGCTCGATGTCGCGCAGGGTGCGGGCCTTGCCGTCGCTCATGACGGCGATAACGCGCCCCAACTGGGTCGCGATGGATAGATCTCGGGTATGCGGTTTGGTCATGGTCTGGGTCCTTTGGTCAACGGCCGGGTGGTCTAGGTCCGGCCTGAAACATGTTACGGCGCGATATACCGATTGTCACTGGTTGGCAAGGCCCTCCCCTTCGAAGTTATCCACAACCCCAAATGAGTCACCGCCTCGCAACGCCAGCACTGGCGCGGCTCTCAGCCGTGCGGCTTCCTCCGCCACTAGCTCCGGCGTCGTGCTCTGCACCAACCAATGCCCTGCGCCACGCTGCTGATCGGTGTATCCCAGCGCATCGATCTCGTCGGCCACCTCGAGCTGCACACGCTCCCCGCACCAACCCCGAACGGGCGGATAGATCACCACCCGGCAGAATTTCGCGGCCTTGACCGCGGCGATCACGTCTTGGTTGAACATCCCTAAATCCTCCCTGTGATGGTGTAACCGCGCTGGCGGCGTTCGGTGAGTATCCTGTCCAGCTCAACCTGCACCGCCTCGCTCGTCACGTCGCCGTCACGCTGCAACACAATCACGGTCGCCTCCATCTCGCATGCCCTGATGGACATCTCCAGCCGCGGTGCCCTGGTTGGTGCGGCCGTGGCTGGCTGCCGGCGCAGTATCTCTGCCCGCACTTCTGCCGGACGCGGGGCGAACTGGCGCTCCACATCGGCCGCCATGTCCTGCACCACCTCCCGGATCTGGGCTGGAGTGAACCCGCGCAGCACGCCACCCCAAGCCAACGCCACACCGCGGGCATTGGCATCCAGCTGGTTGGCGCTGGCAGGCCAACTCCCGGCCATCAGCGGCAGCAGCTCCTCAGCGATGAATGCGGCCATGCGGGCGCTCATGGCGGGTGCATCCTGGTTGGCTGGCAGTGCGGTCACGTTAGAGGGGAGTGTCGTCGTCATAGCTGACAGCTCCCGATTCGATGAGACTGCGCGCCTGCTGCTGGGCGGCGGCAATGTTGGACATCGGCTTGCGCTTACCCTCGAAGCCCTCCCACTCGCCGTTCAGACAGCGCGGGCGACCGATCTGAACCCAGCGTTGGGCGCCAGCCAGGTACCCGGCGAACTTCTGCGGCGCAAACAGGGTCATTGGCCGCAGGTATTCGGCCATTTTCAGGTTTGCGGACCAGTGCTCGCGCTTGAAGTCGATCACCAGTTGCAGATCGGCCACGGAGTAGCCCTCCGCCAGTCTGGCGTTGATGTTCTGCAGGGTGGTTGGCTTGGCCTGATAGCGGCGATTGCATGCGGCGTTGAGGTGGTTCAGCACAGCCAGTGAATCCGCTGATGGCTCTGCCGTTTTTTTAGCCGGTTTTGTTTCGTCAGAAACAGAACAAGAGATCTGTTTATTATCTTCAGAGTTTATATTGTTATTAATGATAAGATCTTCGGCATGATACTCCGCACCTAACTCCGCGCCGCTGAGTTGGCGATCACCCTCTAACCCCATATCTGGCGCGTCCTCAAACTCCGCACCATACTCCGCGCTAAAGTGTTGCGAAACTCCGCGCTGATAAGCGTCGAAATTCAGCAGGCTGATGATGGTGTAACCACTCTTGCCCTGCTTGGTCGTCCTGCTGATCGCTCCCTCCTCCTCGAAATAGTCCAGCGCCCGGCGAGCCTGATCCTCAGATACGCCACACGCTTTCCCGAGCGAACGAGCAGAGCAAGCCAGCTGACCACGATGAATGGTGAGGCGGTTGCCATTGAAGGTGACTTCACGGCTCTCGTAGGCCGCATCCAGCAGCAAATGCAGCCACACGGACTTCTTGGCTACATCCTTGTACCAGGGGGCATTCAGCATCGACGAGTAAGCGAGGCGGAAGCCATTGCGGGCATTTTCGCTCACGTTGCTACCTCTGCTGATAGGTTTGGAAATGGGGGCGCTCGGCCCCGGGAATTTGATAACGGCGCTCATGCGGCCTCCTCCTGCGCATCTGCGCACATCTCTGGCAGGTTTGCGCGCACCAGGGCGGCAGCCAGTGGCGGGCACACGGCATTGCCGCAGCGGGCCACCTGCGCTGTCTTGGTGAACTTCTTGCCGGTGGCGTCGTGATCGATCACGTAGTCGGCCGGGAACCCCTGGGCGGCGAACAGCTCATGGGGTTCGAGCATCCGCATGCCGATATCGACGATCTGGTAATCCTCGCCGCGCACGGTGACCAGACCGAATCGGTCCCGGGTGGTCACGGTATGCAGTGGCTCAGAGCAGGGGATGGTTGAGTCGGTTCCGTAATACTTGAGCAGGAAGGCCCGCACCTCGCCGATGTGCAGTCCCCCGGCGGTGACGGTGGGCATGGGTTCGGTTACTGGCTGGCCGTGCTGACAGGTGCCGCGCAGTTTTACCAGGTGGCTGGTGACCAGCGCATTGTGGTCAACAGTGGTCACGGTCGGCAGCGGCTGGGTCAGCTCGGCACCCACGACGCCTGTGTAATGCTTGGCCAAGAAGGCAGACACCAAGGCAAAGTGACCTCCCTTTACCTGGGCGCAGATGGTGCGCAGCGGCTCATCTGCAGGCATGTTGCGCTGATGGCTGGCGTTGGCGAACTCGGTGATGAAGGGGGCAAGCGCTGAAGTGTGGCCTACAGGCACGATAAACGGCTGGGCTGTCTCGATGACGAACCGCTCCAGCCCCTTGGCAATCCGGCGCAGGGTATTCTCGGCCAGCGGCCGCTTGCGCTCGAAGATAGAGGGACACGGGATCGACCAGTCGATCACGTCAGCAGCGGTTGGCCACGGCAGCAGCTTGCCCGCTTTCACCTCGGCACTGGCTGGATCGCCATGGGTCGGCTTGGGCCACACGATGGGGGCGCCATCCCGGCGGGCGATCAGAAACAGGCGCTTGCGGATGGTGGGGGTGCCGTAGTCGCAGGCGCGCAGCTCCCGCCACTCCACCTTGTAGCCCTGGCGGCGCAGGGCGTTGATGAAACTGTTGAAGGTGCGGCCCTTCTTGGCCGGGTCCGGGCGAGCGTTACCCTCAGCGTCGATCAGCAGCGGGCCCCAGGTCTGAAACTCCTCGACGTTCTCCAGCATGATCACCCGGGGGCGAACAGTCGCAGCCCAACGCAGGGTGACCCATGCCAGCCCCCGGATCGTCTTGCTGACCGGGGTCGAACCCTTGGCCTTGGAGAAGTGCTTGCAGTCGGGAGACAACCAGACCAACCCCACAGGGCGGCCGGCCACCACATCACGCGGCACGATGTCCCACACCGATTCGCAATAGTGCTCGGTGACTGGGTGGTTGACGGTGTGCATGGAGATCGCGTCAGGGTCGTGGTTGATGGCGATCTCCGGGCTGCGGCCCAGCGCCATCTCGATCCCGGTAGACGCCCCGCCGCCACCGGCGAAGTTGTCCACGACGATCTCATTGAAGAGGCTGAAGGTGTTGCGACAGACAGCAGCCAGTGGCGATTTACGCATGAGCCACCTCCTGCTCGGTGTACTCACAGGTGGGGCACTCGTAGGCGCGGTCATTGGTGCCGGACTGCAGATCACTGCCGCACAGTGGGCAGTGGTTGAGGTCGTTCAGCAAGGGGTGGCCCCCATGGGCCATGGTTGAATTGGTCATTGTTGGGTCCTGTGGTGTTTAAGCTGCCCGCTGGTGAGGCGGGCAGGTGCTGCTTATGCGCTGGGTTGTGCCTCGGCACGTTCAAGGGTGCGGGCTTCGAGCTCGCGGGCCAGGCGAACAGCCTGGCGGTCGGTGCCGGCTGCGTGAGCGGTCGAGATCAGCGGCTCGTCGAGGGCTAGGGCCAGCTCGTGCATGACCGACTTCAGGATGATGTTGTCGCGATCGCTGACGTGCTGGGATGCCTGGCGCGGCGGACGTAATTGCATGGTCATGGGTTACCTCCCGAGGACAAAGTTGATGAGTTTTTGCAGGGGGCGCAGCGGGCGCTCCTCGTTGTAGGCGGCCTCGTCTTCTTGGCTGAACTGGAGCAGGCCGCGCTCGGGCAGACCGGAGCCCTCCAGGATCTCCTCGACGGTCACGGGCGGGAATCCCTGCTCGAGCAGGCTTCGATTGGCCCGTTTGACGGCCCTCGCCAGGATCTGGGGTTCGTGCTGAGATATGGCCTTGAGCAGGATCAGCAGCGAGGTGCGGGCAAATGCGGTTTCAGTCATGCCACACTCGGCACCGACTTCTTGCCACACCTGGCGCTGGGCCGGGGTGCCGCGCACCCGTAGCGGGGAGCGGGTGCTCATATTTTCATGATCGTGGAGCGTTACTCTTCCCATGGGGTTGGTCCTCTGTGTTGGGTGAGAAAGCTGGCCGGTGGTCAGGCGGCGATGGGCTTCAAATAGCCAAGGTCGATCAGGCGTCTGGTCAGCCACTGCTGACCTTTGCCGGTCACCATGGGCGTGAAGGTGGGGACGGTCTCATCGTTATGAGTGCGGGTGCCCTCCTTGACGGTGAAGTACCCACGCTCGATGTAGTCCTGGAATGGCAGGTTGTGCCGATTCCCGCCGCTCATCAGGATGCGGTGTTCGCGCAACGCCCGGAACAGCACGTTCTGGCCGAGCCCAACGGCGCGGGCGTAGTTGCCGATATTGACGCCCTTGTCGTCACCGGCAACGCGATCGGCAAATGCCACCTTGGGCGCCTGCACTGCCAGCAGGTGGTTTTTCTGTTCCACCTCCAGCGCGAGGCGACCCGCTTCAAGCAGCGCGGCGGCATAGGTCTGCGGGATCTGCGGCCCCTGTTGGGATTCCAGCTCCTGCCAGCGCTTGATGATCGCCATCCGCAGGGCGGCACTGTAGCCAGCAACCAGGCAGAGGGATTCTTCCTTGGTCAGCAAAAGGCACGGCTGGGTGCGCCCTCGGCCGTCTTTGTAATCGGCTGGCTTTTCAGCCGATTGAATTTCGACCAGCATTTTGCGGATGTCGGCCAGAACGTTCTTGTGCTCCTTCCCTGTCAGTTCGGCGATCTCAACGCTGCTCATGGTCTGGTCGTTGTTGATAAGGCTCAAATTGGTCATGGTTTGGGTCCTGTGGATGGTTGAGTGGCTGGTTAGGCCGCTTGGTTGGGTTGATAACGACCTGCAGCCCTCACCTCATCAGGCGAATAAGTCCCGCCAGACAGGTCGCTGATGATCTCGGAGTAATTCGTCTCCCCGGTAAATTCAGTGCGGGGAAGACAGTCGCGAGCCAGCCACTTGTATACCGCGCGCGGGCTAATCTTCGCCGCCTTGGCGATATGGATGACTCCGCAATGGGAGATAATGGTCTTGAACGATGACATGATATGCCTCCTTGATGTACTCGCAGTTCATAATAAACGTGAACTGATTGAGACTCAAGATATCGTTACGATTGAACCAATGGTACAAACTAACGATGAAAGGGCAGCCTTCGCCCAGCGACTCCAAAAAGCAGCTAACGCTGCTGGCCTGCCAAGTCGTGGCCGAGGCGCAAAAATAGCCCAACACCTCGGGGTCACCCCAAAGGCCGTCAGCAAATATTTTAATGCTGAGGCCATCCCTGCGCGTGACACCATGATCGCCCTGGCCAACATGCTCGGGGTGTCGGTTTCCTGGCTTCAATACGGTGAATCGGAATTGGAGTTAATGACCCGCACACCGCAGCGGCTGATCCCAGTGCTCGATTACGTTCAGGCGGGCGCCTGGACGGAGGCTTGCGGGGCCACTGATATTGATGGCAGCACCGAATACATCTATGCGGATCCACGAATGGGGAAAAATGCGTTTGCCCTGCGCGTCAAAGGCGACAGCATGTTGCCAGAGATCCGCCCCGGCGATGTTGTGCTCATTGACCCAGACGCAAGCCCCCGCCCCGGGGAGTTTGTGGTTGCCAAGAACGGCAACGGCGAGGCCACGATCAAACAATACCGCCCGCGCGGAGTGAATGATAAGGGTCAGGAGTGGTTCGAGCTGGCACCGCTCAATGATGTATTCCCAACCATGAGATCAGACCTGCAAACGATCCAGTTGATTGGCGTCGTGGTGGAGCATCGGCGCAGCACCAGAAAGGCGTTATAAGCAATAGGGAGGAACCCCATGCAGATGGAAGACGTGCTCACGCTATTGGGTTTGGCAGGGGGCGTTTACTGGCTGGTCAACAACCGAACAAAAACCAGCACACGCGAAACAATCACCGAGCGAAAAACAATACTCACTGACTCGGGCTCAATCACCTATGAACGCCAGCGGGAAATAGACTCCAAGCAGATGGCGATCATGCGAGAGGGGGTACGTCAGTTTGAAAAAAGCAAAAACGTCCCCCCCGTCAATACCGAGCCCCAGCAAGCGATAATCAACCGCGACACGGCCACCCATCTCACCGCTATCGCCAGCACAAAGGCCAATAGCCCGGTGACAACCCACAAACCTATCCAGCAACAACCCATTGAGCGGCCTGCCCCTCAACCACCAACGACAGTAACCCGCACAACCTACAGCGTGATTGATGAACCCCCAGCCAAGGGTGTTGTGATCGAGGCGATAAAAACTACCCCACAATCAGTCAAACGCTGCCCTAAGTGCCGGAAAACCAAGCCCACCCCTTCGTTCCGCTCCAACTCAAACACCCCGGACGGCCTGACAAAATGGTGTATCGACTGCATGACCTCGCCAGGCGAAGAGCGCCATTATAAGATTTGCCCTAAGTGCGGTATGCGCCGCCTGAAAACAAACTTTGAAGAAAATAAGAACAGGCCTGATAAGCTAACCAAATGGTGCCGTTACTGCCTGAATCGCAAGTAGCCACGACCCCACCAAAAGCCGCGCAATGCGGCTTTTTTTATGCCCGCAGAAAAGCGCCCACAGAAAGAGCGAAAAAAAACTTGCATTAAATGAACCGCGAGTACACTATAAACCACATCAGGTACACGTTGTACTGAGCACCACCAGGGCGACAGCATCGACCGGTAGCCAGACGTAACAAATTAAGTACCACCCGGCAACAGGACCCGGCCCCTGACCAGGGCAGAAGTGAGGCGCCTGACCAGCGCGTAAGAACGACAAAGCCCGCACAAGGCGGGCTTCGAAGGACCGGGGACCACCCAGTCATTGTGCCGGGGGACCAACCCCAGCAACAGGACCCGACCAAGCCAAAGCAAGGAAGGGGTTAACGAGGACCACCCGCTAACAACGGAGACTGTATCATGACCAGACGCCTTTTTTCCAGAGCCGCGAAAAGCGCCGACCAGATCGTTGCCGCCATCGCCGACCGCCTGAACGGCAACGCCGCCCGCCGCCGAACCATCAAGCAACGCTTGACGGTTGCCATGATGGCCACCGAGCGGCACCACATTGTTGCTGCTCGAGCCGCCCAGAAGCGCACCACCGGCCTCACCACGAGTAACAACCTTCTCAAATGGCGCGCCGAGTTCCACCGCAACGCCATCTGATTTCCCGGGTCTGGCGCTTCCCTCATAGCGCCGTAGCCAAAGCCTCTTTTTCAAGCACCTCAAGGATGCTTTGGCTTCGCTCACGCCAAATTCGGCTGAGCTCGCTCTTTAACAACTCGGAACCGGCTCACAACCACGAATCCCGATGCCGGTAGGGATGCGCCGATAACCCGTCAATTCGGAAAGCGGTGCGTGAACGTGAACGGATCCCGGCTTGCGAGCCGGTATCCCAAGGCGGCTATAGCAATGCTGTGGCCTCCTTCGGATAACCACTGAAGGAAATCCCCATGAATAGCAAAAAGTTTCAACAGCTGGCAGCGAACTGGACGCGCTTACGCAACCTGCCGTCGCCAATGGATTTTGAAGGCGACTACCAGTACGTAAAGCGCTCAGCAAATGACGCGCCATATCGCGGGGCTGAAAAAACTCCAGACAATCCAAGCAGAAAGGCTGTTCTGCGAGTAAGCAACCCGCTGCCAGTGCCGAGCGAATGCAATATCTGCGGTGAGGCTGCGGTGAGAATTGGCACTCACGGTGAGGTATACGGACGCGAATACAGCGACTGGCCTTACGTTTACCTGTGCGAGTGCTGCGGCTCATACGTTGGACTCCACCCTTTCACGGCGATCCCACTTGGAACGCTGGCTGACCGCAAAACGAGAGAGGCGAGAAAATCCTGCAAAGAGCCTTTTGAAAGGCTCCATCGCTCCGGGGTGATGTCGCGCGAACAGGCTTATGCATGGTTGGCCAAGGCGATGGGGATCCCCACCGGAGAATGTCACTTTGGGTGGTTTACCGCCGAGCAGTGCACTGCGGCCAAGGCGCTGTGTATCGGCAGGCTAAGCCACAAGAGATAACCAGCAACCACAGGACCCCGACCATGAAAAACCTGACCGAAGCCCAGGTGATGGGCTTTCGCGGCGCGATGGTGCCACCCACCCGCCGCAAGTACCACGTAGACGCCGCCCCATCCGCCGAACAGACGCGAATGGCCCGTAACAAAGCCGCCACCCGCCGCGCCATCGAGGAGTATCACGAAGCGCGAGCCCTGCAACTGGAAATGGAGATGTAGCCATGACCAACGAAACCACCCTGCTCGCCCTACTGGAGAGCCGCGAGGCCGAGGCCAACGCCAAGGCCGAGTGGATCGCCGAGTGGGCCGCGACAAACCGCCCCCTGCTATTGGCCGGGATGCTTGAAACCGACCCGGCCACCCTGCTCGCCGAGGTGAATGCCGACCAGCACCGCCACTACAACCAGGCTATCTGGCTGCTGATGCACGAAGGCCGGCAAGCGCCACTGACGCAGTTCATTGACCAGGTGGTCGATGCCGGGCTGGCAGAGCTCGCTCAGGCCGCCTGGCGCAGTCACCTCGCCGCCCTGCACGACGCCATGAGCGAGCAGCAATGGGAGCAGTACCAAGACAGGAGGAATGCAGCATGACTCAGCACACGACAGAGCCTTGGAAGGTATCCCTCGAAGACTCAACTCCAGAATGGTCAGTCATTACCGCCGCTGGCGGACGCGTGGTGGCTAACGTCAACGAAGAAACTGGCCCAGAGCTTATTGCTGGGGTCCCAGTGATGAGGGTTATGCCAGGTGAGCTCAACGCTCGCCGCATTGTGGCATGCGTGAATGCGTTGCGAGGAGTCCCAACCGAAGAATTGGAGCGCCACCACCTTGCTCATGCCGGTGAGGTGCGGTTCAGAATAGAAATGACACGCCAGCGCGACGAGCTGCTGGCTGCGCTGGAAAAGCTTTCCGGTGACGTAGAGGCGCTGATGAAAGAAAGCGGCGGCGTCTATGGCCTGCACCAAAATGGCGAACCGGCGCCATGGGGTGAGCTTGTTGTGGGTGGGCGGCATGAAACTTGGCTGCTCAGTCTGACCGATGCGGTGGAGCTTATCGCCAAGCTCAAGGCTGGTGCAGCATGAACGCCATTGCCGACACCTCCGCCGCGCACCCGCTTGGTCGGGTGTTCGGCCTCTCCAATGAGGAGTACCACGCTGGCCCCGGGGTCAGCAAAAGCCAGCTCGACCAGATCGCCGAAAGCCCGGCCACCTACATATGGGCCAAAAACGCCCCGGTAGATGAAGAAAAGCTCAAGGCCTTCGACATGGGCAGCGCCATCCACTGCCTGCTACTGGAGCCCGACGAGTTCAAAGACCGCTTCATCATCGCCCCACCGTTCAACCGCCGCACCAATGCCGGCAAGGCAGAAGAGGCCGAGTTCCTGGCCAGCTGCGCAGAGCTGGGCAAGACGGTGATGGATGCCGAGGAGGGACGCAAGCTCTACCTAATGCGCGACAGCGTGATGGCCCACCCGGACGCCCGCTGGCTGCTGGAGCAGGAAGGACACAGCGAGGCCTCCTTCTACTGGATTGACCCCCAGACCCAGGAGCTGTGCCGGATCCGCCCCGACCGCCACCTGAGCAATCACCCCATCATGATCGACGTGAAGTCGGTAGACGATATGGGGCGCTTCGAGCGCCATGTCGAGGACTTCCGCTACCACGTGCAGGATGCCATGTACTCCGAAGGCTTCCACCGGGTGATGGGCGAGGAGCCGGAATTCGTCTTTCTGGCTGTCAGCACCAGCGTGAACTGTGGCCGCTACCCGGTGCGGGTGCGCCCCCTGACGGATGACTGGAAAGATGCGGGCAAGGACCTGTTCCGCCGCGACCTCCATCGCTTCCACGACTGCCGGGTCAACAACGACTGGCACGACTTCAAACCCCTCCAGCGCCCAGCCTGGGCGACAAGGAAAGCAGCATGAGCAACATCACCAGTATCAAGCAGCAGGCGGCCGATAACTTCGCCGCCCAGTTCCCCATTCTCGTCCAGCGAGGCATCGACGAGCCGACCTGGAACGCCCTGTGCAACACCATTTACCCGGGAGCCAACCCCGATTCGGTGGTCATGGCTATCGACTACTGCAAGGCTCGCGGCCTGGACATTCTGCTCAAGCCAGTCCACCTCGTCCCCATGCAGGTCACCGATGCCCGCAGCAAGGAGAAGGTCTGGCGGGATGTGCCGATGCCCGGGATCGGCATGTACCGGATCCAGGCCGATCGCTCCGGCAACTACGCGGGGGCCGACGAACCCGTGTTCGGACCGGATGTGACCGAGGAGTTCCAAGACCCCTACAACCAAAGCGCCAAGATCAAGGTCACCTACCCGCAATGGTGCAAATACACCGTCTTCAAGATGGTCAATGGCCAGCGGGTTGCCTTCCACGCCCTGGAGCGCTGGAAGGAAAACTACGCCACCCAGAGCGGCAAGACCGAGTGCCCCAACGCAATGTGGCGCAAGCGGCCCTATGCCCAGCTCGCCAAGTGCACCGAGGCGCAGGCGCTACGCAAGGCCTGGCCGGAGATCGGTAGCGAGCCCACCGCCGAGGAGATGGAGGGCAAGGAGATCATCATCAACGAGATCCCAGGTAGCCAACCGCAGCATGGCGCACCGGCAAAGAGCCGCACCCTGGATGCCATCCGCGGCCAGAGCACCGAATCGGTCACCCTGGAGCATGAGCAGATGGCCGAACCCGCCCAGGCGGACCACGCCAACGCCTACGCCGACCACTGCGCCGCCATCGAGGGGGCATGTGATACCACCGAATGGCAGCAGGCCTACACCACCGCCTGGACCTGGGCCAACGAAACCGGCGACCAGAACATCATCGCAGGTATCAAGCAGATCGCCGGCGAGCGCAAGAAGCAACTCAGTGCCGGGAACGGCGCCCAGCAATAACTCATCAGGCCCGCTCACTGCGGGCCTTTTCAATCCTAAGGACCCGTCATGACCGAACAAGCCAAGACCGACAACACCCAGGCCCAACTGGTTGTCATCGAACCCACTACCGCCGTCGCCCTGTTCACCGAGGGCCAGGGCGTGGCTGAACTGCTGGCCGACATTCGCCAGAAGGCAACCAGCCTGGTACCCGACATCACCACCGCCAAGGGCCGCAAGGAGATCGCCAGCGTCGCCCATGCTGTCGCCCGCACCAAGACCTACCTGGACGGGCTCGGCAAAGAGCTGACCGACCAGTACAAGGAGATCCCCAAGCGCATCGACGCCAACCGCAAAACCCTGCGCGACACCCTGGACACCTTGAAAGACGAGGTGCGCGCCCCGCTCACCCAGTACGAAGCGGCAGAGGAGGCCCGGGTGGCAGCACTGCAATCCCGACTGGCCCGCCTCAATGAACTGGGATCCTCTGCCAGTATCGAGATCGCCGCCGCCGACCTGCAGGTCATGCTGCAGGAGGTCGAGCAGAACGCCCTGGACGACTCCTGGCAAGAGCTGCTGCCCCAGGCGACCGTCGCCAAGGAGCTCGCAACCAAGCGCCTCGGCGAGGCCCTGGCAGCCCGCCAGAAGTACGAAGCCGAACAGGCAGAGCTGGAACAGCTGCGCCAGAAGCAGGCCGAACAGGATCGCATCGACCGCGAGCGCCTGATAGCCGAGCAGGCGGCGGAGCAAGCCCGCCTTCAGGAAGAGAATCGCCAGCGCCTGGAGCGTGAAGCCGCCCAGCACCGCGAGCAGGAGGCCCAACGCCAAGCCCAGGTCGCCCGTGAACGTGAAGAACAAGCCCGGCGCGATGCCGAAGCCGCCGAGCTGGCCCGCCAGCAGGCCGAAGCCAACGCCGCACGCATGGCAGAGGAGGCTGCTGCCCGCGCCGCAGAGCAAGAGCGTCAGCGCATCGCCGACGAGCAGCGCCAGAAAGCCGCAGAGGATGCTGCGCGCGCCGCCGACATGGAGCACCGCCGCACCATCAACAACGCCATCCTGATGGACCTGATGGGCCTGGGGATCGAGGAGGGCAAAGCCATCAACCTCATCAAGCACATCGCCGGCAACAAGATAGACCACCTGACCATCAACTACTGATCACCCGCCCCGCCGCCAACGGGGATTTTTCTCTCCCAGAGGACCAACCATGACCACGCTGAACCCCAGCGAGGCGACCAGTCTCGCCCTGAACACCCTCACCAGCCAGATCAGCAACATCCTGCTGATGCCGGACGGCCCGGCCAAGGCCGCCATCGGCAGCTTCGAAAGCCTGCTCACCGCCAACCTGACCATGATCAGCGAGGCAGCCAATGCCCATATCGACGAGTTCAACGGGCTTATCGACCAACTGGAAGCCAGGGATGGCGAGCTGCTCACCCAGGCGGCCCTGGTCAGCGAGCTGCGCCAGCAGGTTGCCGAAGCCGAGCAGCGCATCGTTGCCGCACGACAAGAAGGTGCCATCGGGTTGGAAGCCAAGGCCGAAGAGCTCTACAAGGCCCAGCGCGCTCTGAACGACGTCCAGACCAAATACAGCGCCCTGCAATACAGCGCCCGCCAGCTCGAGCGCCAACTGGCCGACCTCAACGCCATGGATCCGGCAGGCATGAAACGCCGCATCAAGGAGAAGAACGAGCTGCTTGAGGGGCAACGCACCGCCATCGCCAAGCACAAGAGCAACGAGGCCGCCTACCGCGCTGAAGTGTTGAAGCTGGAGCGCCGTATCAGTGAGTTGCTGGGCGTCATCAACGATCAGGACCGTGAGCTGGAGCGCCGCCACACCGTCATCATGGAGCTGGAAAGCGCCCGTGCCGCCAAGCTGGTCTGGCACAAACACCTCGCCAACACCTACCAGGGCGAGGATGGCACGCTCTGGAACGTCTACCTGGTGGATCACGGCCTGAAATCCAACCTCCCCTACCTCATCAACGACCTCAACTGGAAGCTGCACGCCATGAAATCCGATGGCTCCGGCTGCTCGGTCATGCTGAGCCAGTGGATGAACCCTATCTACCCGACGCCCTATGGTGCCGGGGCCCCGGACGACATGACCCAGGACATCTTCGCATTTATGCAGGAGGCCCTGGAGCAGAGTCACCCCCACCTGCAGCCGCGCACCGAATGGGCCAAGACGGTCAGCATCCATGAATGTGGCTTGCCGCCGCGCACCATCAAGCCGCTGGAGGAGGCCGGGATCGACACTCTCTACAAGGTGATGAGCCACCAGGGGAACAAGCTGGACAAGGTGAAGGGGATCGGCGAGAAGCTGGTCGGCCAGATCGTCTACGCCTGCGAGCTCAAGGTGAAGCTGTGGGAGGAGCAGTTCGTCGCCAGCAAACAGGAAGAGCAACACCAGGAGGCAGCATGAGTAAGGCCCCACTGTGCGCAGACTGCGTGCACCAGCAAACCAATAAAGGTGAGGCTCTGTGCACTCGAAAATACGTTCTGCACCGCACCGACCACTCCACCGGCCAGCAGCACAAATGCCTCACGTTCTGCATGCCATGCAGCGACGAGCGCAGCCGCATCGTCCCGTGGGCATGCGGTAAGCGTGGCCGCCACTTCGTAGCCAAGGAGGCCGACAATGGCTGACTACCGCGGCTCTACCACTCCAGAAGCCACCCGCGACATGACTCAGACCCCGCTCTATCTCTTCCGGGCGCTGGATCTTGAGTTCAACTTCGCCCTCGATGCCGCTGCCCTGCCGGAGACGGCGCTCTGCGAGAAGTACCTGACACCGGATATCGACGCCCTGAGCGTAGATTGGGGCGACTTTATCAGCCCGTCAGTGCGCTCGCCGTGGGCATGGCTCAACCCACCCTACTCCGATATAGGGCCGTGGGTAGAAAAGGCCATCGAGCAGCAGGGGCACGGCATCGGCACCGTCATGCTGGTCCCCCAGGACACCAGCACCGAATGGTATCCCGGTATGCGTGCCAGCGAGGTGCGGCACATCACTGGCTACCACGATGCCAATGGCAAATGGCGCAACGGCCGGGTGAGCTTCATCAACAAGGCCACCGGCGAGGAGATGAAGGGCAACCCCAAGGGCTCCATGCTCCTCATCTTCGCCCCAAACTGGCGCGGTGAATGCCGGATCCGCGATGTCAGCAAGCTCACCCTGCTGCTTGCCGGAGCAGAGCCCATCAGCGCTGCCGCCTGATCCCCACAACCAATCCACCGCCCGCCACACAGAAACGGTGGATAAGTCGAGGACCCCCATGAAAACCACGGAAAACCCCTACTGCGGTGCAGTAGTCATCGGGTTGGGCGTCGTCATGCCCCATCCCAAGCAGCCCGGCAAGTTCGTTCTGCCAGGCGGCATCACCTGCGACAGGCAAACCGCCGAGGCCGCAGCCAAGAAGATCCACGACCTGCAGGCCAAGAAAGCCCGCAACTAACCGACCAACAACAGGACCCAGACCATGAACCATTCCGTTATCAAATCCGCCAGCGTCTACAGCGCCAAGCTCCCAGCCATCGGCGCCATGCGCGAACACCTGGCCGAACTCTCCTTCACTCCGCTCACTGAAAATCAGCTCAGCTGCGCCGGGTTCGAGAACAACCAGGTGACCGGCGAGCTTGTTACCAACCTGCCAGGCGTCGGCTACGTATTCGTCGTGCGCCAAGACACCAAGCTCATTCCGACCAAGATCGTCAACCGCAAGCTCAAAGATCGCGTTGACGCGCTGATAACCTCCGGTCTGCGTGAGAAGGTTACCCGCAAAGAGAAGCAGGCCATGAAGGAGCAACTGATTGTCGAAATGGCCTCCACCGCCGAATATGAAACCACGCTTGTCCACGCCCTGTATGACCAGAACAACGAGTTGCTGTACCTCAACACCACCACCAAGCGCCCGCTCAAGGTGGTCATGCACCTGCTGGTGAAGTGCATGGGTTCGCTCAAGACCCAGACCATCCACATCGACGACATCAAGATGGGGATCAGCAACCGCCTGAAAGACTACCTGACCGATAGCGCAGAGCGCCCAGAAGCGCTCGGCCCCTTCTCCCCGCTCCAGTTCGTCAAGCTCAAGTCTGCCGACACCGCGCAAGAGATGGTGACCTTCAAGGGTATGGATCTCAACGGGGAGCGCGCCTCTGATGTTGTTTCCCTGCTGGAAGCTGGCTACCAGGTGGAAGAGCTGGAGCTGTGGCACGAACCCATCAGCTTCAAGCTGAACAGCGATTTCAGCCTGCGCGCCATCACCATGCCGGATTACGACTCGGATGATGACGCCGATGACTACGCCCACCACTGGCGCCAGTGCAACGCTGCGAACCTCATCCTGCTGTCGAAGGCCATCACCGACCTCTGCACCATGATGGACTACCAAGCCCCGGCAGAGGAGAAAGCGGCATGTGAAGCAGTTCCGGCTGACCAAGACCAGCTTTATCAAGATGCCGTTGAATTCGTAATGGAGTCAGGCAGGGCTTCTATCAGTGCAATCCAGCGCCATTTCAGGATTGGATACAACCGTGCAGCGTGGCTTGTTGAAGCCATGGAGACCAGGGGCATCGTCAGTACGCCCGACTCGCAGGGTCTCCGGAAAGTGATTGCCGGAGGTGCCGCATGACCGACCTCACCATTACCGACACCAAAGAGGTCTGGGTGGTTTACACCAACACCGACCTCGCCGAGGGGCGTGGGTATCAGTACCCGATCCACGTCTGCGGATCAGCAACCACCGCCGCACGCATGGCGACACGCAAGGGCGTCCAGGGGAGCGACGCCAACGTCAGCAAGGAGATCGCCGTGAAGGTGCGAGGCAGTTGGCTGGCGCCGGTGAGCATCATCGAGCCCAACGATGCAGATCGCCGCGCTGACGCGCTCAACGCCGAGCGCCTGCGGGTGATGGACAAGGCCCGAGCTGCCGGCCTGACGGACGACGAAATCAGAATGCTGGGGGATGTATGAACGAACACACCAAGGGCCTGCTGCGGGTGGGCCATTCCGGGGCGGTTGTGGCAGACCACCCCGTCCCAGAAATGAGCGGCAGCGATGCCGTCGAATACTACGGCGGCCACTTGGTCGCCGAGTCAGTCACCGCCGCCAATGCCCGGCGGCTGGCAGCTTGCTGGAATGCCTGCGACGGTTTCACCACCGAAGAACTAGAAGCTCACACCGGGCCTCGCCTCCTGCGCGCTCGCCTTGAGGGTGCATTCGCTAGAATCGACGAGCTGCTTAGCGAACGGAATCGGGTTGGCATTGATATCAGTAGTGCCATTCTCTCCGGCATCGTCCCAGACCGTCACCCTCTGCGCTCGCGACTGGAGCTGCTGGCCAATCACCACAAGCACGAGCGGGCCATCGCTGACCGCTGCCAGTTGCTGGCGCTCCTGCTGCACGAAGCACGAAACCCACTCATCACCGCTATGGAAGCCTCAAGCGAAGATGCGTCAACCGAGACTGAAGAATTGCTTGAGAGCATCGACTCCGTGTTGGCTGGAAATCTGCCGGAGCGGAAGATCACCAAACCAGCGAGAGTATGGGGGGCTCGTTTCAGGCCCGGGATCCCAGAGCAGACTATCATCGAGGCGGCCTATCGCTACGCCGAGCATGAGTCCAGCCAGGAAGAAAAAGAGGCTGGAAAGATCAATTTTGACCTGCTGATGGCGGCCGTTCACAAGATAGCGCCAGAAGGCTGGCAGCTTGTGCCGGTGGAGCCCACTGAAAACATGATCGGGCATGGCTGCGGGGCTAGCGTCATGGTCGTCAGTGAAGTAATCAAGGCGTGGGCCGCCATGCTCGCCGCCGCACCAAAGCCGGAATGTTGCCGTCCAGTGGCGATGACTGACATGCGGTTTGTGGTATGCCCTGACTGCGGCAATAAACGCTGCCCGCGCGCCAATGACCATCGCAACGCCTGCACCGGCAGCAATGAGCTTGGTCAGGAAGGAAGTGCGTACCCAGCCGCGCCCAAGCAGCAAGGAGGTGAGCCGTGCGCTTCAGAGCCCCCATCATCCAGCCCGGACTGACCCGCACCGAAGCCGAAGAGACCCGCGCCAGATACCTCCGCATCAACCCCGGCGCCCGGGTCACCATCGACAGCCAACCCGAAAATCCCCAGCTCAAGACACTGATAGCCCACCTCCCCGGCCTGCCACTCCGGCAGGTGCTGGCGCCGGGCTTTATCGGGTACCGCGGCTGGCGAGCATAACCAGAGCCCCGGCCAGTCCGGGGCTTCCTTTTGGAGATCCCCATGAATATTGACTTGGAAATACTGCTGGAGCTGGCCAAATCCTCAACGCCTGGGCCTTGGGCGGTATCCGCTGAAACCCCGCAATTCGGAGACTGGAGCGTCAGGCAGGATCCTGCTGACTGGAATGGCAGTGGCTACCAGCTGATCTGTTCTCTTCCGTCTGCTAAAAAAGGCGGGCACTACGGTGAGATGTTCCGCGCCAACGCCCACTTCATCGCCGCCGCCAACCCCGCCACGGTCACCGAGCTGGTGAACATGGTCAAGGCATCCACCACTGCCTGCATTGCCGACGTGCAGGCCGAGCCAGAATTCCCGGGAGAGGTCCCGCCCGAGTTGATGGCGCACATCCGCCAGTGCATCGAAACCAAGGACGAGCAGAGCCTGTTCCAGATGATGCGCATGGCCGTGTCCATCACCAAGAAGGGCATTCAGGAGCGCATCGCCGCCCGCACCGGGATCGCCATTGAGGGCATCTTTGGCCGCGTGGTGCGCGACCAGTGCAGCTGTGGCGAGCCCATCAGTGTCGAACTGGACTGCCCGCGCCGCACTATCCGGACCGACAAGAAGCGCCCCTTCTATCCAGATGAGGGTTTGCCGGATGGGCTGGATCCGCAGAACTACAGCGAGCACGGCTCCAGCGTGTTCCGCTGCCGCAAATGTGGCGAGCCAGTAGGTGAGACGGTGCCAGCGGCCAAGTATGGGGAGGCAAAGTAATTCATGGCGAAAATCTACATAGCCGGGCCTATGTCAGGCCTGCCCAACTTCAACCGCGACGCCTTCAATGCCGAGGCGCATCGCCTGCTTGGCCTCGGGCATATCGCGCTCAACCCGGCGATCCTGCCGGATGGGCTGAAGCAACACGAGTACATGGCCATCTGCATCGAAATGGTCAAGATGGCAGATCAGCTGGTCATGCTGCCTGGCTGGGAGCGCAGCGCCGGCGCCAGAGCAGAGCACGCCCTGGCCATCAAGCTCGGCAAGCCGGTGATCCTGACCTCCATCCCACATGAGGAGGCAGCGTGACCAAGCAACAAGCGGCCGGGCTCTCGATCATGTCGCTCAATTTGCTGGCCGCCATCGTGGCGGCTGTACTGATACAGGGGAAACGTAGATGCTAATCCACCCTCCCACATTGATGCAGGGAGATTGCCTTGAACTTATGCCCAGTCTCCCAACTGGTAGCGTGGATATGGTCTTGGCTGACCTGCCGTTTGGAACTACACGCCAGCACTGGGACAAGGTAATCGACCCAGTGGCGTTATGGCGAGAATATCGGAGAGTGGTAAAGCCAGACGGCGCTATCGTGCTGTTTGCGAAGCCACCTTTTGACAAAGTTCTTGCCGCAAGCAACCTGGCCATGTACCGCTACGACTGGATTTGGGAGAAGACCAGGGCCACCGGACACTTGAACGCCAACCGGATGCCACTTCAAGCCCACGAGTACATCTGTGTTTTCTACCAACGCCAGCCCGAGTATCACCCGCAAAAGACCGAGGGCCACAAACCGGTAAATGCCTACTACACCCGCCATAGCGGCGAGTGTTACGGCGGCGCCGATAAGCGCCAGTCTGGTGGTGGCAACACCGACCGCCACCCGCGCAGCGTCATCAAGTGCGCACCGGTTCCGAACAGAGAGCGCCGACACCCAAATCAAAAACCATTGGAGCTATTGGTGCCACTGATTCTCACGTACACCAGCCCTGGTCAGGTAGTGTTGGATAACACCATGGGCTCAGGAGCTACGATGAAAGCCTGTATTGAAACCGGCCGCATTGGCATCGGTATGGAGAAGGTCAAAAAGACTTTCATGGAGGCCCAAGCTTACATAACGACCATGACAAACCTAGCAGCTTAACAAGCTGCTAGGTAATAACGGCCCTTCCTTCAACTCATCCGGCGCCCCATCCTCTGGGACAGGAGGGCCACGCCATGCAGCAACTTCAACTGACCATCGACCAGGACAGCCAGCTTCTCAACGAGCTGGTCAGCGCCGTGCGCTCCCCCACTCTTTCCCGTTCGGCCAAGCTCGCCGAGATCGGCCGCATCCTGGCGCACTTCGATCTGCCCATCGAAGCGCCCCGGGTTGCCGGCCAGCTCTGGAGCGCCACCGAACTGGGCAAGGAGCTGGGGGTAAGCGCCCAGGCCATAGGACGACTGGCCAACCAGCATCAACTCAAACGCCCGGCGTTCGGGGAATACCGCCTTGACCAGGCGGTCAGCAGCAGGAAGCAGGTCGAATGCTTCCTCTACAACCGAGCGGGCCGGGATGAAATCACCAGACTCACGAGGACCAACCACCATGGGAACAGCAGCAGACCCGGCGCAAAGCCACATTCAGGGCCAGCTCATCATAATGAGAATGCCTGACGCCATCCCGCTCAGCACCTACCTGAGCACCATCGAGCTCACCGATCGGGACACCATCAACAAGCGGATCCAGCGCGGCATCTGGCAGTTGGGAGTGCACATCGTCAACGTGGACGGGGTGAAGGAGCGTTGGGTCAACATCGCGGAGGTAACCAAGTGGGCAATGAAAAACAGCTCCCACGCGGCGTGACGGTCCGCGGGGAGACGATCAACATCACCTTCACGTTCAAGGGGGTTCGCTGTCGTGAGCCCCTGTCCAACTTGCCGAACACCACCGCCAACGTGCGCTACGCCTCCCGCCTGCTCGGGGAGATCCAGGGCAAGATAGAACGGGGCCAATTCGCCTACGCCGACTACTTCCCGAAGTCCAAGAAGCTGCGGATGTTCGGCGGCGCCTCGATCGCCGCCAAGGTGGCCGATTACCTGGACGAGTACCTGCAGCGATGTGAGCGCCGGGGGCTGAGCCCATCCACAATGGTTGGGTACCGCAAATGCCACAAGGCACTTGCCGACCTGCACGGGATCACCGTCTCGGAGCTGACCCCCGCCCAGGTGAAAAACTGGCTGATCCGGGGGGGCACTACCGCCAAGACAGCGCGCAACCGGCTGTCGTTCCTGCGCAGCGCCATCGACGAGGCTGTCACGGATGGTTTGCTGGCATCAAACCCGGTTTCGCTGGTGACCGTTTCCCGATATTTGGACGGGAGTTCAGTTCCTGAACAGGGAGCCAAGGACGTGGACCCCTTCACCCCGGAGGAAGTGTCCGCCATTCTCTCCACCGCCCACGGCATCAATGAGCAGTGGGCCAACCTGTTCTCCTTCGCTTTCGCAACCGGGATGCGGCCGTCAGAGCTGTGCGCCCTTCGCTGGGAGGCCATCGACTGGATCGGTAACACCGTGCAGGTGTCGCGGGCCAAAGTGGTTGGAGTCATCAAGACCACCAAGACCCGGGCCGGGACTCGCACCATCGAGCTGACCAGCGAGGCGCTGGCGGCGCTGACCAGCCAGAAGCGCTTCACCTTCATGCGGGGGGAGTATGTCTTTGACGACCCCAAGCTCAACCAGCCCTGGGCCGGGGCCGACGCCATCAGGAAGAAAGCCTGGCTCTACACCCTCAAGCGGTCCGGCGTTCGCTACCGCCACCTCTACCAAACCCGCCACACCTTCGCCACCGCCAACATCAGCCGCGGCTGCAACCTGTTTTGGCTCTCCACCCAGATGGGACACAAGGGGCCAGAAATGCTGTTTCGGCACTACGGATCCTACCTTGCCGAGTACGACGGCCAGACAGCAAAAGCGCCAATCCTGATCCAAAATCCAACCGGAAAATAAAAAAGCCTTATAGTTCAATTGGTAAAGCTGCACAGTCCGGGGGTTCAAATCCCCCCAGCTCCACCAAATCATGTTCCGGCCGGGAACGAAGAAGTACAGAAACCCGCATTGCCAAAGGCTTTGCGGGTTTTTTGTTGTCCTCAGTAGTCCGAGGAAGTCGCCAGAAACCAGCTCATTTAGTACCATTACTAGTACCACAAGGGCGATGGTACTAAATTCAGTGGTACTAAGAGGCGGCATGGACAAGAAGACGCGTAAGACAGGAACAAACCGGCTTTCTGACACTAAAGTGAAAACAGCCAAAGCAGACATCAAAGAGTTAACCTTGCCTGATGGGGAAGGGTTAGAGCTGAGAGTTAAGCCTAACGGAGGGAAAAGATGGGTTTTCAAGTACCAAAAACCAGCCGATAAAAAGCGCACCAACATGGGATTTGGTACTTATCCAGAAGTCTCCCTTGCCGCTGCTAGAGAGCGGCGGCGAGAAGTCCGCACCCTACTGGCCCAAGGCATTGATCCCAAGCTCCATAAAGAAGAACAGATCGCCACAGCTCAAGCCAAGCAAGAAGCTAGTGCCAACACGTTCGAACGCATGGCGTGCAAATGGCTGGAATTGAAACGCCACAATGTGACAGACGCCTATGCCACCGATTCGTGGCGCTCCCTTGAACTCTATGTGTTGCCCTTCATTGGCTCAATGCCCATAGACCAGATACGTGCGCCTAAAGTTATTGAAATTCTTCGCCCAATTGAAGCAGATGGCAAACATGAGACTGTACGTCGCCTCTGCCAGAGGATTAACGAAATTCTCGACTATAGCGTCAATCATGGCCTTCTCCAGGCTAATCCTTGCTCTGCCATTCGTAAGGTATTCAAGAAACCCACCAAAAAGCACATGCCGACCCTCAAGCCAGCCGAGTTGCCACATCTGATGGCAGACATTGCAAATGGGAGGTTAGACCTCACAACACGCTGCCAAATTGAATGGAGCTTGCATACCTTGGTTCGCCCAGGCGAATCCGCAGGTACTCGCTGGGATGAGATCGATATCGATGCCAAAGTCTGGAACATCCCTGAAGATCGGATGAAGAAGGAACGTCCGCACCGAGTCCCTCTGACACCACAAGCAATATCCCTGCTGGAACGGATGAAACCGATTAGTGGCCACCGCCCCTTCGTGTTCCCTGGCTACCGTGATCCACTCGGCCACATCAACGACCAGAGCGCGAATGCCGCCCTCAAGCGACTGGGCTATGGCGGACGACTGGTGGCCCACGGTTTGCGCTCGCTGGGTAGCACCACTCTAAACGAACAGGGATTCAACCCTGATGCCATCGAGGCAGCACTGTCTCACGCAGACGAGAACGAGATCCGCCGTGCCTATAATCGTGCAGATTACTTTGAGCAACGAGTGATAATGATGATGTGGTGGAGCAACCACATTGAACAGGCTAGCCAAGGGAACCTCTCTCTGGCTAGCGGTTTTAGAGCATTGACAGTTGTGGGCGAGTAGCCCACATCTGACTAATTGCCCGGACTATATGGAATTTTGACGTAAAGAAATATTGAAGGCCCTATCCACCTACCGATATTCAGCTCACAAAAGTCAAAGATATGGAGATTTGCAGACCGACACATTGTATTGACTGTGACTGCCACCACTCTAGACGACAAAACTATTCTAGGTGAAATCTTGGTGTAGAATCGCTCATAGAAATAGGAGAGCTACGTGATAACCTATGCAGACGATGGTATGAGTCCTCACATCACCACAAGTAGATCACTTGCACATGCCCTTAACATTCCGAGCGAGCTATTGAGAGTTCACCTATGGATTGTTGCTGGCGTAGCACCAGAGACTATTCCTCAGCTCGCTAAAATGGTTATGACCGATGTTGGCACGATATGCCGCCTCACCGGCATTAGCAAGAATACTATTTCACGCAAACTCAGAACAAATACACCTCTGACTATTCAACAAGGTTCTAGGGTTTATGGTGTTATATTGGCTCTGGATGCGGCTCGCGCCCTAAATGAAAATGATAATACCAAATCCATAGCATGGCTACATCAACCAGCTAAGGGACTTGGCGGGAAAATGCCAGCTGAACTGTTGAGTACATCAGTAGGAGTTCAAGCAGTGGTAGACTTAGGGAAGGTGCGAACAAGTCCCTGATATGAGATCATGTTTGTCATCTGGAGCCATGAAAAAGGGTTCATCATGAGTCATCAGCTCACCTTCGCCGACAGTGAATTCAGCAGTAAGCGCCGTCAGACCAGAAAAGAGATTTTCTTGTCCCGCATGGAGCAGATTCTGCCATGGCAAAACATGGTGGAAGTCATCGAGCCGTTTTATCCCAAGGCTGGTAATGGCCGGCGACCTTATCCGCTGGAAACCATGCTACGCATTCACTGCATGCAGCATTGGTACAACCTGAGCGATGGCGCGATGGAAGATGCTCTGTACGAAATCGCCTCCATGCGTCTGTTTGCCCGGTTATCCCTGGATAGCGCCTTGCCGGACCGCACCACCATCATGAATTTCCGCCACCTGCTGGAGCAGCATCAACTGGCCCGCCAATTGTTCAAGACCATCAATCGCTGGCTGGCCGAAGCAGGCGTCATGATGACTCAAGGCACCTTGGTCGATGCCACCATCATTGAGGCACCCAGCTCGACCAAGAACAAAGAGCAGCAACGCGATCCGCAGATGCATCAGACCAAGAAAGGCAATCAGTGGCACTTTGGCATGAAGGCCCACATTGGTGTCGATGCCAAGAGTGGCCTGACCCACAGCCTAGTCACCACCGCGGCCAACGAGCATGACCTCAATCAGCTGGGTAATCTGCTGCATGGAGAGGAGCAATTTGTCTCAGCCGATGCCGGCTACCAAGGGGCGCCACAGCGCGAGGAGCTGGCCGAGGTGGATGTGGACTGGCTGATCGCCGAGCGCCCCGGCAAGGTAAGAACCTTGAAACAGCATCCACGCAAGAACAAAACGGCCATCAACATCGAATACATGAAAGCCAGCATCCGGGCCAAGGTGGAGCACCCGTTTCGCATCATCAAGCGACAGTTCGGCTTCGTGAAAGCCAGATACAAGGGGTTGCTGAAAAACGATAACCAACTGGCGATGTTATTCACGCTGGCCAACCTGTTTCGGGCGGACCAAATGATACGTCAGTGGGAGAGATCTCACTAAAAACTGGGAATAACGCCTTAAATGGCGAAGAAACGGTCTAAATAGGCTGATTCAAGGCATTTACGGGAGAAAAGATCGGCTCAAACTGAAAAAATGAAATGACTGAGTCAGCCGAGAAGAATTTCCCCGCTTATTCGCACCTTCCATAATGAAGATGGCGTCTTTCATGTGTTCTGCAAAGCTGCCTTCATGGTGCAAGGTTTTGATTTTGGGAAACACCTTGTCACGCACGATTTCCATCATCACGTCGGGGTCTTTATCTTTAAAATTACTCCAGCGCAGCGCTTGCTCATGAGCGCCAAAGGTTGGGTTAGCCACAGCAATGCCGGTGGCTTGTGCGCGACGCTCGGCAGTGCGTTGCAGCTCGTCTAAGCGGCGAATAAACAGCAGATAAGAGATTTGCTCAATGACCGAGATGGGATTGGTAACCCCGCCAGTCCAGAACATGGTCCACACTTGGTCGATTTGATTGCGTATTTTGCCTGTTAACATGAAAAAATCTCTTTGTACCAAAAGGATAGAGAGCAAACTCTCACAATGGAGCCACTTTACCATGGGGGATGTTACTGCTCAAACGGATGTGGCTCTTATAGAGCCCTATCTTCTTCAAATCAGTATCATGGTTACAACCCGTCACACTAAGGTATTAACGGGTTTCTGATTAACTGTCTTTCTATCACCTTCTAAGTTGATACCGCTGTGATGCCCCCTGTTCTCACATTGCTATCATTGGCCTCTGGCAGCTCTACACCGGCCAGACCCTTTACAGCTTCATGTTGCTCATGGGTAATTTCTCATCAGGTGCTGCAAGCAACCAAGGAACCATTCGCCCCCCTGGTCGTCTTGATACACGTGAAACTGTGTACGCCGAACTATCGCTGTGTCAGCAAGTATTTCTTCATGGTGAAAGTGGCCTATCGGTAACTCTCAAAGGTGCGCATCATCGATCGACCATAGTGCTCAACATATCCCGGTTCTTCTATGAAACCGATTCAAGGCTTCTGTGGACGACATCACATGCCGTTCGACTGGGGAGCGGCGTTGTTGCCCAAATCAGCCAGCAAGTCATGACTTCCCCAGCCCCGGGTGACCGCTACACTCGGGGCTTTCTGACAGGTAAGCCAAGGGTATTCAGTTTGTTTATCGCGCTCACATACGCCATCACTTCTCCCACTTGACCATTGTATTTTCGCAGGGTGATTTGGCCTGCCATTAACTGTTTGAACCGGAACATAGCTTTCTCTGCCAGCAAACGACGGTGATACCCCGTTATCTTCTTCCAGTGCGCCAGCCCTTCCTTGCGCATCACCAGCACGGGCCCATTTCTCGGATGGCCCTTTTTCCATAGCCCTTCGTTCTTGCGAGGCGGGATACACGCCGTCGCCCCTTTACGCGCAATCAACCGATGGCAGGCTTTGCTGTCATAGGCGCCATCCGCGTAAACACGCCCCAGCTTGTGACGCAGAGGATTGAGCAAGGTCGGCAACACCTCTGCGTCATGCACATTCTCCAGCGACACTTCTGCCGCCACGATATCGTGAGTCACCGGATCTACCGCCAGATGCAACTTGCGCCAAACTCGACGTTTCTCAGCGCCGTGTTTTCTGACTTTCTACTCGCCTTCACCAAACACTTTCAGACCCGTCGAGTCGATAACCAGGTCGGTAATGCGCCCCTTAGGGGGCTGCCGATAGGCCACCTTCACTGTGCGTGCGCGCTTGCTGACACAGCTGTAGTCCGGGGCACACAGCGGGACATTCATCAGCTCGAACAGGGAGTCGAGTAGCCCCTGAGTGGCTCGCAGCGTGAGGCTGAAAATCCCTTTAAGCATCAGAAAGGTACAAATGCTCTGGTCGGTGTAGAGCTGGCTGCGGCCCCACCGCCCATGATGGTCGTGGTGAAACCAGCTGTTCATGGCCTCGGTATCAACCCAGAAGGTGAGTGAACCACGGTTAATCAAAGACTTGTTGTATTGAGGCCAGTTGGTGATGGGATGAAGCGATATGCCCAT